TCAAGTAGCTTCTATGTTGCCTAACGAATTAGCTGGAGCTGGTAAAAACGCTGTCACCCAACTTGTAACAACAGGAAAACTCGACCCAACAGTTTTAGCAACAAGAGTCGGAATGCAAACTGCAACCGATGCGTTAGCCGCTGAAACAGGAATGGATAAAGCTACGGCAAGTCGTCTTGTCAAAGCTGGCGTGACCGCAATAAGTGGAAACGAAATTGGTGCGTTAACACAATTATTTAACGCGGCTGTCACAGGAATAAAACCAGCTACACAAACTGATGCACAAACTACTGCGGCACCAACATTATTAACAGAAACGCAGGCATCAGATCTGCTTAAACTTGGCGGCTTTGATACATCAAAAGATGATCCAGTAGCGCAAGCAATCATAAAAAATCTTTCTGGTACAGAGTACGCGCAAGCATTACCAGTAGGAACACCTACAACAACAATTATTCAAGATGGATTCATTCGTGCGTTGCCGCAGTTAGTACAAGAGGCTGCAAACGATCCAACGATGCAAAGATCGTTGTGGGGAAGGATGATTGATTTTGCAAAAGGTTTGGGAACTGATGCGCTTGCTCGAGTAGGCGCAGCTGCTGCAACACTGTTTTATTCACCTAATTTAAATACAGGTGAACAAGAAGCTTTAGATCGTATTAAACAAGAAGCAGCAAACAACAAAGACTTGGCTAACGAGATTCAAAGACTTCTTAATCGAGTCCCTGCCCCAACGGCAAATCAAAGTGCAAATGACGTTACGCAACTTGTTATACGTTCAACAAGACTGTTTGACCCAAACGTCACGCCAGAAACAGAAAAAGAAGTTGTACCCTCTGACGATCCTGATTGGGAAGAATTTAAGCGGCGCATTTTAAAACCTGCGGAACCAGCTACAACGGCTGCGCCGACCACGCCTACACCTACAACTAAAGCACCAGAAACTAGTGCGGCTCCAACAACAACGGCTGCACCTACTACGCAACCTGCAACAACAAAAGCTCCTAGCACCACACAAGCACCATCAACAACTCAAAAACCTTTTAACCCGTACGACCCAACGACATGGCCGGATCCGGAAGCCAATCCGGTTTTTAACCCAGCAGATCCAAAAACTTGGCCCGAAGAAAATACGACTGCTGCGCCAAAGCCATATGATCCAAATAAACCCGTGTTTGATCCAAGAGATCCAACGACATGGCCCGATCCGGACATAAATCCAGCATTTGATCCAGCCAATCCAAAAACATGGCCGGATACCAATGTTCCACCCAAAACAGTACCAACGACGGGATTACCGCAGACAACGGTAACGCCTGCCACAACTGCCGTCCCTACTACAAAAGCACCAGTTACTACACAACAGCCAGCAACAACGCAGGCTCCTTCAACGACGTCGCAACCCGCTACAACGCAGGCACCGGCTACTACAGCGCAGCCAGCCACAACGCAAGCACCTGCTACAACCGGCCAACCTGCAACAACGCAACAACCCGCTACAACGCAAGTTCCAGTCACCACAGTAAAACCGTCTGAGCAGCCTACACCATCGACTACTGGAATGCCTTCGACTACCCAGGCACCTGCAACAACACAAGCACCAGCAACATCGTTAGCACCAGCTACGTCACAAGCACCTTCTACGTCTTTGGCACCAGCAACATCGTTAGCACCAGCAACATCGTTAGCACCAGCTACGTCTTTGGCACCGGCTACGACCGTTTCTCCTGTAACGACAGCGTTTCCAGTAACAACTGTAGAACCAGCGACAACAGTAATTACACAAACAACAGTTAAGCCTGAGATAGGAACAACTGGTGTCCCAACGACAATTCCAGCAACAACTGGTGTTCCAACAACAGTTCCCCCTACAACTGAAGTTCCAACGACGATACCGCCAACCACGATAGAACCGACAACTACAGTTAGTCCTACGACAATCGCACCAACTACAGTCGCCCCAACAACAGCGGCACCAAGAGTTACGATTGCGCCTACTACAACGCCGTCAACGCCAGGACAAATGGCATGGCCCATGGCACAAGCTATTGCGGCATCATTTGGTATGCCTCAGTTAGCGAATGTCTTTTATTACGGCAAAGAGTTTGGATCAAAGAAACAGAAGCTAACCAAAGAAGGAACGATTGAAGAAGAAGAATATAAGCCTCTTAGTGTTACTCAAGCTGGTGTAGAACCAGAACAAATTGCTGAACAGATTGAAGGCAAAGAGAAAAGAGAGGAAAATTCTGTCGATCAAGTACTTAGGGCAGTTGATGACGACAGCTTATCGTTTGATGACTTGATACGAATTTTAAGAGGGCAGTGAAATGGACGGCGATAATGTTACATACGACACCAGCATCTATGGCGACAATGATTTAGAAGCTGGCGACCCTTATGGTGGCGATCCATTTAGTACTTCAACGTCAGATAATTTAAATCTGTCGGATTATTTCAAATCGCTACCAAGTGATGTAACTGGCTCTGGATCTTTAAGTGACATCATTAAAGGCATAGGCTCTTTATTTGCTGGAACTTCTAGTCTTGGAAAAGGTGGACAACTTGCCGGTTTGTTAGGTGCTGCCGCACTAGCCAACAAAATGTTTGGATCTAGTGGAGGCGGTGGATTTGCTGGATATCAAGGTGGTATTCCATCCTATACCGCTTCGCGTACGATGAACGCGATACCAACAACCATGACGGTTCCTAAACAAGGTGGTGGTACGCAAGTAGTCCCACGTCGTCCTGGTTCAGGAGGTATTTCGTACTTTAGTCCTATGACTTACACCTTAAAACCAGCAACAACTTCTGGCGCTACAACAGTTACCGGAGGGGCAGGTAACGACACTGTATCTGGAGGTAACGATACGGTTCAAGGTGGCGCAAGTGGTGGGATTATGTCGTTGCGTAACGGTCATCTAGGTTCTTATTCAGACGGTGGTCAACTGCTTCGTGGGCCTGGAGATGGAGTAAGTGATGATATTCCTGCAACTATCGCAGATAAACAGCCTGCACGTCTCGCTGATGGTGAATTCGTGATTCCCGCAAGAATTGTTTCTGAACTTGGCAATGGTTCTACCGAAGCAGGGGCAAGGAAACTTTACGCCATGATGGATAGGATTAAGAAAGCAAGACGCAGTGCTAAAGACATTGCGGCTGATACTAAAACTGATCGTTATTTGCCGAGGTAATTATGGCTACTACTACCACACCAGCCGCTGGAACATCTACTCAGTCAACGCTGTCTGAGTGGGCCGGTCCTTATGTAACTGGCATGTTAGGTAAAGCACAAGCTTTATCTGAACAGCCTTATCAAGTTTATGGTGGTCCAATGACTGCTGGCGAGTCTGCCTTGCAGTCAAAGTACTTTTCAGGATTAGGTGGACTTACGTTTCCTACACAGTTAGGACAAAGCTTTTCGTCTTCGACGGCTCCAACGTTACCGACGGCTACCGGACCGGCAGGATCTACCACGCCAACCGGACCAGCGGCGCAGTATATGAATCCGTATCTCCAAGCGGTTCTTGCGCCACAGTTAGAGGAGCTTCGCCGTCAGGCTGGAATCGCGCAACAGACACAAGCAGGCAAAGCCGCACAAGCTGGTGCATTTGGTGGATCTAGATATGGCTTGATGGAAGCAGAAGGTGCAAGAAACCTGATGCAAGAAATGAACAAAACCATCGGCACGGGTTATGCCAATGCCTACGATAAAGCCATGCAACAGTTCAATGCTGAACAAGGCCAAGCCAAGACACTGGCCGACATGATGGCAAGTGCTGGCGCGCAACAGCGTGGTATTGAGCAAGAAGGTATTACAGCGGATTACAACGAGTTCCTTGCACAGAGAGACTATCCGCAAAAACAAGTTCAGTTCTTACAGTCTATGTTGCAGGGATTACCCATTTCCACAGTATCCACTTCGCAAGCACAGCAATCAGGAATTGGGCAGTTGGCTTCAACCGCTGGCGCATTAGGATCGACCTACGATCTATTGAAGAAATTAGGTGTTATTGGTTAAGGAATAGCTATGAACCTTGTTCAAATCCAAGAGCGACTCAAGGACATGCCGCTTCAAGCGGTGATGCAGTATGCCAACGGCATGAACCCGGAGGTTCCTCCGTACCTAGCGCTTGGGGAATTGAACCGGCGAAAGAAGATGGAACAGGCCATGCAGCCTGCTGAGATGCCGCAAGGCACAGTTAAGGAACAACTTGAACAAGAGGTTGGTCTTGCTGCACTGCAAAAACAACTAATGAATCAGTTGCAGACTCAAGGTCTTCGCCAACAACAAGCGGCTATGAGTCAGGGTCAGCAGATGGCAAACATGCCTGGTCCTGCACCACAGGGTGTACCGCAACCAGAAGTTCCTGAAGAAATGGCAAGCGGCGGTATTACTACGATCAACGTACCAGACGATCAGTTTGAGTTTGGATCGGGCGGGATTATTGCGTTTAAAGAGGGTGGGGATAAGGGAAGAAGAATACCCACATCTGAATTAGACATAGACCCATTAGGAACGTCAGAAGCTGGAACAGAGGCTTACTTAGCAAAGTTAGCTAAAGAAGCGGAAGAAAAGAAAAAACAAGAAGACGCAGCAAGACTTGAGTTCTTGGAAAGAGCTGGCGTTCCTGTGGATATGGTTAAAGCAACCCAAGAAGGACGTGTTTTAACAACCAATCCAATAACACCAGATAGGGGCTTTCCTGACAATCGTGGATCAGCCCAACGATTCCCACCAGGACCGCCACCTGCTCCTTCGGCGGCTCCTGCTCCTGCACCAGCAAGACAGCCTGTTGCTCAAGCGGCTGCGCCTCAAGGGATTGCTGCTGTTGCACCGCAACAAGTTGCATACCCACAGGCTGGTCCTATGCAACAAGCGTTAGCAGCTATGGCTACTGGACCACAAGCGCCATATCCAAGTTATGAGCAAATGCGTAAAGAAGCAGAAGCTAAAGATGAGTATCTTACGAAACGTCCAGGCGAAAAGCTTGAGCAATATTTAGCCACGTTGGAACGACGTGACCGAGAAGATCAAGAACGTTTCCAAGAGATGGAGAAAGAACGTACCCGTGGTGCGTTGTGGAAATCATTGATGGCTGCTGGAGAAGCGTCTCGAGGACAACGAGGAATCGGCGCATTGTTAGGTGGATTTGGCAGAACATCTGAAACCGAGATGGAAGCTGCTCGAGGCCGTGAAGAAAAGCAACGTGCTTTGATGCGTGAACGTGAAATGAATCGCGTCAAGATGTCGCAAGAAATTGAAAGCGCCAGGATTGCAGCATCAGAAGGTCGGTTCAAAGATCAACGTGAACACGAACAAAAAGCCGCGCAGTACAACCAAGAAAACAAAAAGATTGATGTTCAATTGGCTACCACACAAGCGGGTATTGAAGCGGCTCAACAAGGTAGGCAGTACGAATCTGCAAGTGCTATGGCGCGAGAGCAACTTCGTATTGAAGCCGAAGCAAGAGAAAGAAAGTTGGATCGGCAATCTCGGGAAAGCATTGCCAATTTACCTACGGGTGAAGAACGCATGGCAAGTGCTTTCATTAATAACTACATGAAGGAAAATCCCGGAAAGAAATATCACGAAGCATATGCTGCGTATAAACAATCTGGACAAGGTGGGATACCTGCTGAACGTCAACAGTTGGCAGAACTCAAAGCTTTACAGAGTAGTTTAAAGAGTCAATTAGAAACAACCTTTAAAACCGAAGATCGTAAGAAAGTTCAAGAACAACTTAATCAAGTGAATGAGGCTATTGGCCGTATGGCTGGAATTGGTGCGGCGCAAAACCTACCTTCAGATATTCAAGATATCCTTAAAAGATATTCTAGATAGGAGCCGTCATGGCAAACATGAACGATCTTTATGACGCACTGCGTCGTGCGGATGCGGCTGGTGATACAGAAAGCGCAAGAAAACTAGCAGAGTACATAAGGTCGTTACAGGCTCCTGCACCACAACCACCGTCTAAACAACGTACCTACGGGGAAGCACTTCAAGATATTGGTGCTGGTGTAGTCGGTGGTATTGGGTCGTTAGTTCAACTACCAGGCCAGCTTTATGGTTTGGCTACGGGTGATATGAGTCGTACCGGCGCATTAGGCGTTGGTAAAGATATTGAGGAATACGCAGAGACACTGAAGTCTGCTGGCCTTAAAGCCAGAGAAGAAGCAAGACGCAAAGCTATTGAAGAAGCAACCGCTAAAGAAGGACAGTTTGGTGCGTTCAAATCTGCATTCTCTGAGACGGTCAAAGATCCGGCATTACTGCTTACGTTCCTAGCCGAGCAGGCTCCACAGTTACTTGTTCCTTTTGGCGCAGCAAAGATTGCTAAGGGTGTTACTGCTGCCAAGGGTGCAGAAGCCGCCGCACAGGCTGGCGTACGCGGTGCTATAGGTGCTGCTGGTGTACAGCAAGGTGCAGACGTAGGTGCAGGTGCATACGAAAACATTTACGCAGAACTGAAGTCTAAAGGCGCATCAGATAAAGAAGCGGCTGAAGGCGCATTGAATCTTGCTCGAGCAGCAGGCGCATCTGGTGCGATTATTTCTGTACTGGCTCAACGACTTCCTGGTGCGAAGGCGTTGGAAGAAACATTTGCTGGTGTGCCGGGAACAGCAGGCAGGGCTGCTCGTGTATCTCGAGGTGCATTAGGTGAAAGCGCAGGCGAGATAACCGAGGAAGTTGGCGGTCGTTTCGGCCAGAACCTAGCGATGCGGGAAGTCAAACCAGAACAGTCATTGACTGAAGGTCTGGGTGAGACTGCTGGTATGGCTGCTATTGGTGGTGGCTTATTAGGTGGCGTAGCAGGGTTGGCTCGCCGTCCTCAGCCACCAGAAGCGCCAGTAATAGAACCACCTCCACCACCTCCTATTACATCGCCAGAACAACAAAGAATTGAACAAACAACCGGCGTTGAAAGACCATCCGCTGTAGGTATTGAAGGGCTGTTATCGGCGGAAGAAGCAGAACGTCAGCGTATTGCTATGCTTCGTGAAAGATCTGACGAAGCAGCAAGACAACAAGCTGAACGTGCAAGAACAGAAGGTGTTATAGGCGAGACTCAATTCCCTGTATCTGTACCGGAAACGCCAAGGTTTGAACCGGAACCAGTTACTAAAACCCAAGAAGAACTTGCAGCGCAACAAGCAGAAGTAGATCGTCGTCGTCAAGAAGCAGGTCTTCCTACTGCGGCGCAACAAAGAGCTGGCATCACTGGGGTAGAGAAACCAAAGATTGCTCAGAGTTCGCCCGTACCTAAGCTTGTAGACCCACGTCCGCTTACAGAACAACAAGCGAATGCAAGGCTTGGTGTTTTGAGGGATATGTTGTCTATTGAAGGTGGCGATCCTAATAGTCTTGGTATCGTTCCTCATCCTACCGTTCAAGGTAAGTTTGCAATCAAGTCGTTTGACTTACCATTTAAGTTATCCCCAGAAACCCAAGCCACGGCATTTGGTACGCCAGAGAAACCGGTAGTCATCGATCCGGTGGAGGCGTATGTCAATATCGCTAGACAGACGAATACGCCTGCGGCCAAACGGTTTGTCAAAGACTGGGAAGCAGGACGTATCCCAAGAGAGGATGTTGAACGTGCGTTACAGACAGAACGTCAACTGTTGAGTCTGCCACCGCTAACATTCCTTGGATCACCTGGGGCGAAGATCTCTCAACAACCTATTGCTGGCCCAACGCTAGAAGGTGTGAGAGATGTATTTGATCGCCCAATTACTAATGTTGCAAAGCCTCCCCCTAAACCATACGATGTACCTACTCCTAGCGTTCCATTTTCATCAACGACTTGGAATGTATCAGCCGGTCAGGTTGAACCAACAAGCAATCTTGAGTTGCCTGCTATCCAATTTTTGAACAACCCGAGTGTAGATCCTGTGGATTATTACATTCGCATGTTGACGAACCTGACAAATATAGATCCAGCATCGTTAACAACAAACGAAGAGAAATCGCAATTCCAAAAAATTAAAACATTCCTTGAAGCATACAGCCAAAACAAAATACCAAGATCATTTATTGAAAACGCATTAAAACGAACAAGTCCAACTGGAACACCGGTAACCCAACAGCCTCCTACACAACAGCCTCCTACGACTGGTCAAGAAGCAGAAGTAACAACGCTGGAAGAATTTAAAAAACGTATGCCTGTTCTAAGGCAAAACGCTGAAGTTGAGGCGGCAAACTTAGCAGGAGATTTGAAAAAACTTGGAGAAGCGTTAGCTAAGAGTTCAAACCCAGCTATTGCACGGGTTGGAGAACTTACTAACTTAATTGTTGGTAAAGTGACTTTGAAGAAGCCTCGTAAATTAGCGGCTGGCGTTGCGGGTCAATACGCATACGCTGACGATTCTATTCAAATGGATCGCAGTTATGCAGGGGATGAACATACTAGCGCGCATGAAATTATTCACGGCTTAGTTGCAAAGTCACAAAGATTCCCTGGACCAAAACAAAAGCGTTATGCAAAAGATCTGCAAACGTTATATGAACATGTCAGAACAGAACTAAATAAACAAGGCATGGGATGGGGAAGAGGATATAAAACTCAAGTTTACGGTTTGCTTAACGAGCGAGAGTTTGCATCAGAAGCAATGACGAACCAAGAGTTTCAATTCATGCTAATGAAAATCCCATACAAAGGGAAAAAGTCAGCATGGTCACAGTTTGTTTCCATCGTTGCTAATCTTTTAGGCATCAAAAATACAAATGCCTTAAGCGAAGCAATGCTGTTAATTGAAAATCTTGCAAAGGCTGGAAGACCCCTGAAGACACCGATTGACCCGTCGCTTGTCGATGCACGGGTGACAGCAGAGCAAGTAAAAGAGAAGGCCAAACAAGCGTTACAAAAACGTGGTCCGCTAAAACTTGCTCCACAGGTATCCGAAGAAACAGCAACAAAGTTACAACAAACATTTGCTCCTGAGAACAAGACCATCATCGATAAGATCGAAGGTCTTAAGGATCGTTTCTGGCAGCGCATGTCTCAGGGTATTGCTGATCAGTTCAGGTCTATCAAAGAGTACGACGAGAAAGCCTACATGCAGGCGCGTCTGTCAAAGTCTGTTGACGGTGGACTAGAAGGTCTACTGTTCTACGGTGAGGTCTATAACGACGACGGCGCATTGAACATTCGTAAAGACGGCAAAGGTTTGATCAAAGTCTTGGAACCTGTAGGGACTGAAGTCGATAACTTCATGATTTGGGTGGCGTTGAACCGTGAGGAACAGCTCCAACGGGAAGGGAAGATTCCCTCTATCCCTGAAGACTTGATCGCAGAGAAGAACAACCTATCAAGCGGTACGTTGAACGGCCAGCCAAGACTGCAAGTCTATAAGCGCGTATTAGAGGACATGAACAAGTTAAATCGTTCTGTCTTGAAGATTGCGTTAGACACTGGTCTTATTGATCAAAACGGCTACGATAAGTTTTCAAGTGATATCTATTACGTTCCATTCTACAAAGAGATGGAAGGCAAAGACATTGATGCGCCGTCTACTGCGTCAGGTCTAACAAGTCAGTACTTCTCTAAGCAACTTAAAGGTGGCGAACGTCCATTTGGTGATTTGGTAGAAAACACCTTGCGGAATTGGAATCACATCCTCTCTGCGGCCATGAAGAACCAGGCTGCGGTATCCACCATACAGTCTGCGTCACGGTTTAGGTTAGGTGATACACCAGTTGTAGAACCTACAACTGAGAAAACCGGATCTGCAAAGATCATGGTTGATGGGCAGGCGCAGTACTTTAAGATCAATGATCCCTTGCTGTTTGAAGCTATCTCTGCAATTGGATACTTAGGTCCGAAGTCTAAGTTCCTTGATGTCGCAAGAGACTTTAAAAATATCCTACAGTTTGGTGTGACACTGTCGCCTGCTTTCAAGGTTAATAACTTGATACGTGACTCGGTTTCTGCCATGGCTGTCACGGAACTTAACAAGAACCCGATTGCCAACGTTCTTAACGGTGTATCGATCTTTAATAAAAACGATCCGACATACATATCAGCACTCGCTGGTGGGGCAATCTTTAACTTCGGTACAGCGTACGAAGGCGATCAATCAAAATTGATTAAACGATTAATTGAAAAAGGAATTAATCGTGACACTATTCTAGATACTCCAGACCGAATTAGAAAGGGTCTTCGGATGGCTTGGGATAAATACCAAGACTGGGGTAATGCATCGGAAGCGGCTAATAGATTGGCGTTGTATAAACAGTTGCGTGACAAGGGTATGAGTCACCTCGAGGCTACATACCAAGCCCGTGATCTGTTGGACTTCTCGATGCAGGGATCATGGCCTGCATTCAGGTTGGTTACACAAGTTGTACCGTTTATGAACGCACGTATCCAAGGTTTGTATAAGCTTGGACGTGATGGCGTGATACCGACGTCACGAGTTCTTTATAACGTTGCAACAGGCAAAGAGATCGAAGGAACCGACAAACATAAAGCCGAGGCATTTGGATTGGTTACTGGTGCGGTCATGCTTGCATCGATGGCGTTGTACTTGACGTTCAAAGATGATGAGGAATACCAAAAACGTGATGAGTGGGATCGTGACAATTTCTGGTGGTTTAAGTTACCAGGTATGGACGTAGCGTTACGGGTTCCAAAGCCTTTTGAGATTGGTGCATTTGGTACGCTGACTGAACGTATCCTCGAGCAAGTAGTTGATGAAGGCGCAGAAGGCAAACAGTTTACTGACGCACTGACAAGGATGTTGGGAGATACGTTTGCACTGAACCCAACACCACAAATGGTAAAGCCGCTACTTGATCTATACGCCAACAAAGATTCGTTTACTGGCGCGCCTATCGAGTCGGCAGGGTTAGAACGGCTATCGAAACAAGAACGTGTCAACGATAACACCAGCGCTTTAGCTATAGCACTAGGTGGTATATCAACAGTCTTCCCAGAGAAGTTCCAGTTGTCCCCGGTACAAGTGGACTACGCAATCAAAGGATACTTTGGGTGGTTAGGTGGATTAGCATCAACGACTTCTACCTATGCAGTCATGCCATTCAAAGAAGGTTCGTATCCTGATACCAAGTGGATCGACAGGGCGAGTCTTGGGTTAGCTCGTGACCTACCTTCTAACCAAGCAAGGTACGTCACGGCGTTCTATGAGAATGGAAAAGAAATCAATCAAGCCTATGCCGACATGCGTCATTACGCAGAAGTTGGTGATGCGGAAAAGGTAGAAAAGATTCTCGAGGAAAAGGGTGACAAGATTGCGCTGGCTAAGTTCTACGATAAGACTGCAAAGAACATGTCAGAAATTCGCAAGCAGATCAGAGTCATCATGGCTGACACCACCATGGATGGCGCAGCCAAACGAGAAGAGATTGATCGTATGAAGATGATCATTGCTGAACTAGCTAAACAGGCTGAAGAAGCTAGAAAGTCATTCAAGTAAACGTTCAATCGTTACAGAAAGTGCATCAAGTTCATCCATCTTACGGATGGACCATGCTCTTTTCTGGCCATGCCAACCAAGGATAGAACCTTGGTGGCAGTCTTTGCATAAGGCAACCACGGTGTATTGTTGATGTTGCTTTACGTGGTGTGCATCCGAAGGACCAGGCGCATCACATACGGAGCAGGGTAAGGACTTCACCCTGCGTACGTGTTCACGTTCCTTTGCGGTTAACTTGTTGTTCACGTTTCTTTCTTTCGCGCAGCATCTCTTCTGCAATGTTGAAACAGGTTTCTGGTAATTCGTTGTAGGGAATCTTGCTTGCAAAACTCATCAACGCAAAACTGGCATACCAGTCCAACATCGTCAGTTCAGAAACGGATTGATCCTCGGTAGATACCAGTGATTCAACCCCGCGCATCTTGTTCACCGTGGGCAAATAGGCTTCTCCAGTAGGCCCATTTCTTTTGGTATGCCGGATCTTCCGTCGGTGGAATCCAGAGTACTTCCGTGTCGGGCCATTCAAGTTCTTCTCGTTCGATGGGAATTGGTTCGCTCTTTTTTCCATACAGATCAATCTTCACTACATGAGTGGGTGCTTTTTGTTTTCTCCAAAGTGCCATGGCATCTGCGCCAGACTTCCAAAGTCTTTCATTCATTTCTTTTTCCTATTTGGTTTTTGATGAACGATCATCGGGGTTAATAAGTCTTCGATGTAATACGCTAAGGTCAAGCCTTTAAGACCGATCAGGTTGCAGTAATCGTCTTCGTGTAAAGCACTGATCACATCTCTGATTGCTTTGTTATAACCAGCGTTGAATTCGTCATTGCCTTCAATCATCATTGTGATGGCATCACGTACCAACGCCGTGGCTTTACGGTCTTGTGCGGCCTCTTTGACCTTTAAGTAAATATCCTCCCTCAGATGGACTGAGTAGGGGATGAGACGTTTGCTTTCCATGAATTGAATTCCTGTTCGATAACGAATAATCGTTTGGCTAATGATGGCTTGTCTTTTAGTTCTGACCGAGAGGAAATACCTAGCGTGTCTTTGAGCCAATCAGTGGCGGCGCTTTCAGACTCCTCAAAGGTATTGCCTGTCTCTACCAAGAAGTTATGAAAGACTGGATCCTTGCATAACATGGCAGAAGCTCTTACGGGATCACGACCGTACTCACGTTCACGAACCATTGGGGTTTCGTCGTTGTTAAGCCGGACCATGACAACCTGGTATCTGGCCCCAACAAAGTCCCTGAGTATTTCATCAGGGATCTCATCGGGGTGTATACACAACGTTAATACATAGCCCGTCTTATCCTGTTTGATTGCCACCTTAGCGGCTTCAAATTGGGAAGTCTTCATGATCAGAACGGGATGTCTTGGTCATCATCCTGCTTGATAGCAGGCTTCTCAGGACGGCCAGCCTCACGAGTTCCACCAAGCATTGTCATGGCTGAACAAACGATATCAACGGTGGTCTTTTCTACGCCGTCTTTGTCGGTGTATTTGCCGTACTTAATCGATCCTTCCACGTAGATCTGGATACCTTTCTTGACCCACTCGGCAACGATCTCGGCAAGCTTGCCAAAGAAAACCAATCGATGCCATTGGGTTTCTTCCTGACCTTTTACTTTCTGTGAAGTAGCAAGGGATACGTTGGCAATAGCCATGCCGTCGCCGGTGTAACGAACGACAGGGTCTTGTCCTACGCGACCGATTAGGGTTACGCGATTTACACTCATGCTTCATCTCCTTTTTCAAACTTAGCTTTCTTTCTGGAAAAGTCTTCCATCAAAAGCTTGTAGGTACCAGGGTCTAACTGTTTGAGTTTGTCAAAGATGTTCCTGTTGACTTTGAATAAGTCAGTCACATCCGTTTTGTTTTCACAGAACGCAAGCCCAGTCATTGCGATTTGGGTTACTTTCTCTGACCAGTCCTCGAGGTTTGCCTCTGGTGTCACGGTGACTTTGATCTGCCAGCCGGTATCGAATCCTTCGATGTGAGCTGGGATCTTTGACTCGACCTTTGGTTCTACCTTGGGTTCAGGTTTGGGTTCAGGCTTAACAAACTTCTTACTAGCGGCGTTAGCGTCATCGTCTTCTGGTGCGATGCCACACGCAGCCATAAGGCTATATCTTCTTGCATAAGTTAACGCCGAGCCATACCCTTGGGGATCTTGTTTGGCCGCGGGGACGTGGAGTCGTCCGTTACTCAACATCTCCCCCGACTCATGGACAAAGATGGTTTCAACAATGACGCCGTTGTCGCAGTCATGAGTCTGTTGAACCAAAGCAATCCCGTTATCGTTTAAAGCGTCTATGACGGCCTCAACGCAGGCGGATAGGTCTGCATACTTCGTACGGAAATGCGGGTTCGTAGAGGACTTTAGAGCCGGTCCAAAGGCCTTCTGTGCTTTAACGAATGACTGGGCGATCTTCTGCATCGTCGTCTCCTCTTAAAATGATTTCTATTTCCAACAACATTTGTCTGATGTCGTAGATCAAATACATCAGTCGGTTCATATCTTCTTGGCTCATGCTGGCTTCCTTCCTGGCTTGGCCCGTGGTGTGCCGTCTTTCTTAAGACCGTACTTGGCTTTCTTGGGTTTGGTTTCTACGGGTTGTTCAGCTTGTTGGTATGCAAGTTTCTTTTGTTCGTACTCTAAGTTGATGCGATGGTTCTTCTCGATGTTCTGAAGACGGGTGATGAGATGGTTTACTTCCACCCAAGGAAGAACCATCAGTCCACGGAATACCAGTTCAAGATCTTTTGATCCAAGTTCTACGTTCATGTTTTCTCCAAATAAGTTTTGTACTGCTTACAAAAATTAGCGACCTGACAGTACGATTTGCAACGTACTCGCTCGCCTTCTCTAACCTCCACGGTGTAACCCTTGGAGTCCTTCAAAGAAGTGAATGCAGCATTCGCTTCCTCTAAAGTCGGGTGAACTGACTTAGCCCGGACATTCCCGGTCTTGATCAGTGCGTAGGTTGTGGGCCTCTCCCACATCTCCTCTGATGAACACTCCGGCATGTCATCGTCTAACTGGAGTGCAAAGTACGCATCGTTGTGTTTCGATAATCTGGATTTGACATAAGCCTCACGGGCCTCAGAAGGCCACAGGGGGATGTCAATCACAGCGACGGGGGATTGTGGGTATCCGTCCTTCGTTTGCGCTTCACGGGCCGTCCAATCCCTTACGATGGCTACGATCTTGGCGGCTTTGACTGGAACGTTCTTGCACCGTTCAATCAACCAGGCGTAAACGTTTAACTGGTTATGCCAGTCTTGCTTCTCATTCATCACGGCCCAAGCACCGGTGACTTTGTAGTCAGAGATGATGATGCCGTCTGGTTCAACTTCTTGTAGGTCCATCTGTCCTGACAATGTCCAGCCGTCGAGTTTTGTGTAGAGGCGTTCCTCGATGACGTGATGGGAGTCCTTGCCATGCTCGAGGACTTTATGAACGGCGGAGCCGAACAGTTGCCATACCATCTCCGAAGCATCCTGTTCTAAATCATCCCAATGCTTATGCTTAAGACTCACAATCTGAGGAGAGTTAAGCAATTCAGTCACCGAGATATGAGAGTCACCCTTGGTATAGGTAGGCCTCTTGATGACGTTGATAAACGTCTGAGGTAACTCAAACTTGTTTGTTAGCTTCATGGATAGACCAATTTAAAAGTTTGTAAAAGCACATCGAGTCTTTGTTAGATCCGCCTAACCACGTTTGCCATGTAGGACTAACTTCGTCATAGGTAAAAAGAAGCATGAGGTGGTAGTACATAGCGGCGTCATACTCTTCGTTCTGGTAGTAGTGCCACATCAGGTCTAAGTTTTTGGCTTGCTCACTGACGTAAAAGGCGTATTCCCTGGCACGTCGGATAACTTCTAATCGTGTCATGTCATCTCCTGTCTGCTAGTTGTGCAGTCAATATAGCAGGTAGGTTCTGACATGTCAACTAGGTTTAAACTCCATAAATATTTATGGAGTTTTGATGCGACGCGCAGCCAGGGTTGATGAAAATCAAGGACTTATCGTCAAGGCGTTACGCGCTTGTGGGGCGACGGTACGGGTCATTTCGCAGGGTGATGGCATACCTGATCTGTTAGTTGGGTACCGAGGCCATACGATTCTGATGGAAGTGAAGGACGGGAATAAGCCTCCTTCGGCGAGACAGCTCACCACGGCAGAGCAGATCTTCTTTGACCAATGGACTGGCGGGAAGTTATTCATTGTGAACAGCGTAGAAGAAGCGCTTGATGTATTGAAGGATTGCCGATAGCATGAGGGCTGTAGTCCATGTTGTCTCCTGTTGGTCTTCCCAACTTTTGCCCCTTGCAATAAGGGGCATTTTTTTGGTATAGTCATCTGGTCGGTGTGGCAACCGGCAGCGCTAAGGTGAACCCCAGAGCATTTAGGTGGGGCTTGTGTGGTCACAATGTCTTCCTTAGCAGACTGCGTGATTGCCCATGCCAAGGGCCATGCCCCTCCTAAGTCTTCTGGGGTTTTGCTTTTGGCACTGACCGTACTCCGCACGAGAGTAGGGGCCGCAAGTGGGGCTGCTCGGAGTTAAACCGCACACGGTATGCCGTTAGGCTAGGGGGCAGATCCCGAACAATCCGTGGGACTCGCCGTAGGCCCAAGTCCGGGGGTGTGAGAGTTAACCCGTCTCGCACATGGGCCTCCCGCAAGGGGGTGGAATCCTCTCTCTCTATCCTGTATGGGGTAGGGGGAGCCTTTGGGTGGAAATACCCACAGATGTGTTTTTAGGTGGTTTGGCCGTCGATAAATTCGTCGAGGCCTGAGCCGGTCAGGACATAAGCGGCGTCCTTATATTCCACAGTGATTAGCTGTTGTCTTAGCCACTCGTATCGTTTGAGTTGGTGTTCTAGTTCTTCAAGTCTTACTGCTGCTCGCTTCGCTACAGCGGCGTCGGCCCAGGGACCGTTAATCCCCTTTAGCTGGTCGATCAAGTTCATTGGTTAAATCCTTCAGAAGTTCTTCGGCCAAAGCTTTAAGCGCGATGGACTTTAGCATCAGGGTATAGGCCTGACGATAGGCATGTTCTGCTTCGTCGTGGAGCTGCTCCACACGGACTTGAAGTTGGACTCTTGGATCAATTTTTAACATCATGTAACCCCTGTTTCCACCCCTCACGGAAGGCATCCACGATGTAAACGTCGTTGAGAGGGATCTTGTTAAAGTGACTGTAGGCGGTCCAGAAATGTGATCGACTAACCACCCGCTTTGCACAATTCTGAGTGGCTCTGTCATAGGCATAGTAAAAGGCTTGTTCACAGGCATCAAGAAGTTCTTTGCCAGGTTTCTTTCTTGCCACAAAAATATGCCAAGCGGCAGAACGTTTACTGGAAAACGTGTCTATATCAAGGCATGACATTAACTTGTCTTTACGATCTCTAAGTTTGATTAGTCCTTTATGTTCAATCTGCCTAACTCTTTCCCTTGTCACATCAAAGGCTCGACCAACTTCTTCTAAGTTGTGTTCTTTGGAGCCGTCCATGCCGTAACGCATCTTGATGATCTTCGCTTCCTTTGGCGACAAAGTATGTAAGACCTCGTGGACTTTCTCTTGGATTTCTTTTTTGTGAACCATGTCCTCGAGGGATAAGGTCTCTTCGTCACCGCCGTAGGTGAGAACGGACATCTGATGTTTATCCAACAAGACCTGGCCTTTGTTGGTGGTCAAGGTATTCCAGAGTTGTTCTTCGGACCAAAGATCTTCAGGTAAAGCACAGAAGTAATCTAATAACTTTTGTGCGGTGGCTGTGAACGTACCGTCTTGTTTCAGCGGCGCTTCTTTTAAGGTTATTAATCGGTGAATGGACTGCATGTGAACGCCGATGTCTCGAGAGAACTCAGCAATTGATTTAAACCCAGCATTTTCTATGGCACTTAGCAGTAGATTGTTTTTTATTTTTAGTTCTACGCGGTATTCTTTCATGGTTTCTCCTTCCATGCTGCTTCAAACCCTTTAAGCCAAGCCTTCTCCCAGGCGATACACCACAGGTCATAAGACCCATCAAGTGGAAACTTGAAATCTTCCTTGCCTTTCATCATGGCTTTAACATCTTTGCGCTTGATGAATGCCTCCCAAGCTTTGTCTCTGTCAGGGTTAACAAGGGGTACGTCGTCAAACAGTCCTTTCTTACTGCCTTTACTTTTCTGGTGCATGTTGTGATCGCCACTCATTGCTTTCCCCTTGCTCGCGTCCGTAGCCGTAGCGTCTGCACTGCACTGTCCTTGCTTCGTTGCCCTCTGTATACCGTTCCGTCCCCGTAGCAATTACCACCATCGACAAGTGCTTGGCGCAGTTCGTCAATTTCTTCCTGCATCCGCGCTTGGATCATCGACTCGCTAATCATGCCCATCTGATGATCGGGATGCTCCTCGCATCTTTCGTTCCAAGTCTTAATGTGTTTCATTTATTTCCCCTTGCTCGTATGGCGCCTTCGCTGTAGTCGGGACGAACCCACTCGCTTTTTGCCACGGCGATGCAGTCGTTCGAATCCAGCATGTAATCGCCTTCGGTGACGCAGTAATCGTCTTCCTCTTTGATCGCCTTGCAGATGCGATCAAGCTCGGCGGCAGCAACAAGGGCAGCGAAGCGTTCGAGCTGCCCTTCCCAGCAGGTCCAACCAAGCCCGTGCTTGGCGATGCCAGCCTTCCGCGCCAGCTTAATAATTTCCTCGTGGGTCATGTGTTTCCCCTTGCTCGTATAGCTTTCTTGCAATCCTCGGCATCAGGTTTGTTTCTGTAAGCCTCGTCCTCGTCTTCAAATTCTTGATTGCACCAGTCATGAAACATCTGGTCACACAACCTTGCACATGACTCGCGTTCATGCGCGGCAACAAGGGCAGCGAAACGTTCAAGGTCTTCAACGTGTGCCGTTGTGACAAAGTAGGAGAAATGCGACATGCCCGACTCCAGCGCCATGCGGATTATTTCTTCTCTGTTCATTTGTTTCCCCTTGCTCGTATGGCGGCGGCGCAGTCTTTTCCATGCTTGTACCACTCAGGTCCACCATTAAATACATTCAATGCCGGATGCACCCCAAGCCCCTCACACACCTTCGCACACGCCTCACACTCGGCAGCAGCAATGATGGTGGCGAACTCTGCGAGTGACTCTGCGGTAAAAGCATAAATGCCGTACTCGTTCCTCGCCATGCGGATGATGTCTTCTCTATCCATGATTCTTCTCCTTCAAGGCTTGCTCAATGGCTTTTGCAAAGGCAAGCACACCATAATTCTTACCACCATCGTAGAGATTTGTATCTGCCAGCTCAAACACAGCATCATCCGTCAGTGAAACCCATTCACGCTTTGGGATTACTTTTTCATGGTACGTCTGATCGTTCATTACTGCCATAGCAAGTGACACGCAGGTTTGGCATGGTGCGGTGTAGAGAGGTGTCCATCGCTCAGGATGACGGCCAATATCTGCTGGTATGTGCGTGATGACATTATTCGTAATAAAGTTGTGCATCCACGCCACCGGCTCTTGCTCTGTCTCTAATGCTTCGTGCAACCGGCGCAGTTCGACGGCTGATTCCCTGCCCGTGCTATTGCTTATTCGTCCTTGCACAAACTCAGCGTCCAGCGCATCAGCCAGCCGCAGGGCTTTGGGTTGTGTGCTCATGCGTTCTTCTCCCGCAGCTTGGCTTCGATGTATCGGGCAAACCTCACACCGTCCTCATTCAAGAAAAGTGCTTCCATGTCCTCCTCCGTCAGCCCAACCCATTCACGCTTTGGTGATGCGGTGTAGAGGGGTATGTCATCTGGATTGGGGCCGATCAGGTTGCCTTCTTCGTCAAATTTTGATGATTGATACCACCAAAGTTCGCCTTTGCCCCCATCGGTAATCCACGCCACCGGCTCATGGTCAGTTTTCACCATTTCATCGACACGTTTTTGCGATGTGTCGTCGGCATCGACAAGTGCTTGGCGCAGGATGGCGATGGCTTCAGCGTAGTAATTTTCATCGCCCGTTTCCATCAACATCTGTGCGCTTGCATCCTCCAGCACCTCTATCGCTTCTTCAATATCTTCCCTGCTCATGTGTTTTTCCTTTTGATTGCTGCCTCTAGTGCTCTAGCAACATCAAGCCAACCGCCACCTTCAAGAACGTCATCAATTGCATCAAATACTTCTTTATCTGTCAGCGCAACCCATTGCTTGGCTGGTTTGCTTGAAATACAAGTGACTGTATAGGCTCTGCCACACTGACAACCCCAAGCTACAGGCCCGTCTGCGGATGACCTTGCGTTTTTGTTTTCACTCATATTCACCACCACTTTTGAGGTTCAAGAAATAAAGCAGCACAGACTGCTGCCATCGCAAACCACCCACCTGCTGCCATTGCCATGGATATACCAAGGCCAAGCAACGCAAACATGCGGAACCACATATCAAATTCGCTTAACTTCATTTCTCCCTCGCTTTCAGCATGGCGTCTGCCATTGCATATGATTGCTCGGCAAGATCTTCAAATCCCCAATCTTCAAATTCTTCCCAAACCTCAAACATTTGTTGCAGAGCCTTGGCTGCAAAGTAATCACGAAGTGGCGTGTCGTTCTGAGGTTGGCAGCAATGTCCGCACCGAGGGCATTCAAATTGCTGTGACGCTTTCCTCAATCGACTTACATGACCTTTGTTATAGCCAGTCTGTTGCGCGATATCTTTGATCGTAAGTGAAGGATCTTTGACCAACTCACGAACCTTTGTGTAACGGTTCATGTCCTTGCTCCTAAACCAAACGGGTTATGCCAATTCATTGGCACTTTTGGTTTACGTGCTTGATAGGTTTTATGTTCTTCTTTGACTTCGTAGTAATTCACGATGGTCTTTTTCCAAGGGATGGTTTGCTCTTTAAACCCTTTTGATTTCACAACCATATCGTCTGCTGCCATTTCATCTAACAGTTGACCGGCTCGCTTCGCTGTGAAGTCAAACTTCTCGCCAATGGTCCAAGCATTCACAGGATTCTTTAACTTCTTTAGATAGTCAAAGATCATTTGCTTTCTTTTTTCTTTATTCATCTTTACTTGTTTCATTAGCTTTCTCCTTTGCAAGCTTAGAAGCGTCAGCCATTGATAACCCTTCTGGAATATCTTCCAACTCAGAAGTCTTGACCCAACGTCCTACATAAGTAAGACCGCCAACGTCTTCAGTATGAACAGCAAGAATGCCAAACCGTTTTGACATGACAAACTTCATTGATCCACCAGGTATGGCAAACAGTACATCGTTTAATTTGTTTTTGTTCATGACCGTCCCTCGTAATCAATCTCTACCGTCTCAGCAAAACCAAAGACCCTGCCGTTATCTTCTGCATACTTAATATCTATATTCCTAGCCACCTCATACAGGGTTTTATATCCCTGAGTTTTAAAGATGTGGTCTTCCAACATCTGTACGGCGGGCAGGTATTTAGAACTCTGACGATCAGCTTCTTGTTTCCATTCTTGAATTTGTTTTTCTTGCTGTTGAATTAATTTGTCCTGTTGTTCTATTAACAGTTCGTACGCCTGAATTAGTAAATGATTTTTCATGTTGTATCTCCTGATTCAATATTGATTGTTCCCGTTCCATCTTTTTTCTAAGCTTCTGTTTGAATTTGTATCTCCTTGCTATTTCAGTTCTAGTTAGCTTAAATCGTGGCTTGTCTTCACCAACCCCAAGGGTGTAGATCTTTGTTGCGTCTGCACCTCTTTTATTCTTCACCCAACCCGAGATATGCACCGCACCAACATCATGTAAAGCGCGAAGATAAGACTGTGCGGTCACAATATGCAGGCCTGTTTCTGCACAAATGTTTTGAGCTGTACACCCATCAAACAACATCTTGATCATCCTGGCATACAGCCGTTCGTTCATCTTGATCATGCTTGGTCATTACCCCACAGCTTCCACTCTTCACCGTCTTTGACAATCTTCTTTGTATCTTCGATTGCAGCGTCATAACCGGCGCGGAATGCTCTGCCATAAGAGGATCTGGAGAACATGAACTTGTTGGCCTTGATGTCAATCTTCAGTTCTTCGTACCACTTGGCCCATGCGTCGTAGGCGGGATGAGATTCTGCTGGGCAGGCCTTCCCTTTGGTGCATTCACCGTGACATGGAGGACAGCTAGAAGGGTTCATTGTCACCAGCCTTTGTGCGTACTAACAAGGTAGCCATGCGTGACTCAGCGATAGCCTCTAGTCCACACTCAATGGCCTCTTCAAAGTTCTTGTCCTCACACAGGTTGTGCATCTTTTTCAGTGCGTTGATTGCTCTCATGATGTGTATCGCGTGATCCATAGTTCCTCACTTTAAATTCAATGGCTCGGGCAAAAGCGTATAAGAAGTTGTCTGCGGTAAGTGAATTGGGTATGTCGTCCATACAGGCTCGGATGTCTGCATCACTGATGCGAGCAGGACATAGACGACCTTGGTTACAAGTTTGATTACACGGCGGACAGGTCTTCATCATGTCTTCTCAGAAATGACGGTTGCTGAGGGAAGTGGCACATCAGTTCAGACACTTCTGTCAGTGCATCCCATTCCTCTAAAACAATCATCAAGTGCATGTAATCTACAAGGATCTGCTTCTGCACATCCTGGTTCGTATAGTCTTTCATTTCATCTCCTGTCTGTTAGGTTAGACTCTAATATACCAGTTGACTTTGGTAAACGCAAGTGGTAATCTGACTACTCTTTCATACTTTTATGGAGTCGAAATGGATCAGGCAAGGAAGATTTTTGAGACGATGTTGACTGCTTCGGGCAGGTCAGCACCGGTGTGGGACGGGAGGAAGTACACAACCAAGAACGTGCAAACCTACTGGCGCTGGTTCTGGCTGGGTTATTCGATGAGTGGCAAATGACAGCTATCAATATCGACATCATCAATATCGGAGCAGGGACTCAGTCTCGAGCCGAGATCAACGAGCAGGTAGTCAGCGAGTACGCCGAAGCGATGGACCACGGGTCTATCTTCCCACCTGTCCAGTTGTATTCAGACGGCGTTAATTATTATTTGGTTGATGGGTTCCACCGGTATCACGCGCATCGTCGGCTTAAGAAGAAGGCGATCAACGCTGATGTTCTTCAGGGGACTCTGCGGGATGCGATCCTTCATTCGCTCGGGGCCAATGCTTTGCATGGACTTCGGAGGACGAACGAGGACAAGCGCAAGGCTGTCATCACGATGTTGGAAGACATTGAATGGCAGGACTGGGCTGACAACGAGATAGCTAGGAACTGCAAGGTGTCAGCTCCTCTGGTAGCCAAGCTACGCAAGGAGATGGGTGCGGCTAGGACGACGAGAAAGTTCAACACCAAGACCGGCAAGACATCTGAGATCAAGGTTGAACCTCCGAAGGAGGAAGAGTTCAATCCAGAGAAGGACGCTGTTGACGATCTACTGGCAGAGAATGAATCGTTGAAGGATCAGCTAGCCGTAGCGAAGATGGGGACTACACCGGATGCATCGATGGCGCAGGAGACCATTGAATCCTTACGGGAGGAAATTAGACTCTTGAAGATTGAGAATGAAGCACTTCGTATATCTCGAGACACGTTTCAAAACGAGAACGCACAGTTGAAGAAACAAGTAGCCATGTTGCAGAAGAAATGAAGATCAACGCACGTAAAGCCATGACAATGGCTATTCAATCCTTGGAACTTTGGAAGAGGACACATGCCTTAGATTGGGAGCAGCATGATGAAGACGCACTTCAAGCATTGCGAGAGAGTTTGCATTTATGTGAAACGCCGATTCCGGAGGATCGTATGCGACTCCTTGCATTGGATTACAAAGGTTGGCGTTTAGTCAGGGCAACAGAGAAGGAACACGGTATCTACTAACCCACGCCGAGGGGTGTCTCGGCAGGAGAAACGAACATGGAGTTGAAACTTCGACCTTATCAACTGGAAGCTTTGGAGCAACTGCGACAGGGTTTTGCAGCAGGGAAACGAAAACAAGTTTTAGTTAGTCCCACCGGATCTGGAAAGACTGAGATGGCGATAGCTTTGCTGAACGCCACAAAACAAAAGGGCAACAAAGCAGCGATGATCCTTGACCGGATCATTCTCTGCGACCAAACCAGTAAACGACTCGATAGGTACAACATCGACCACGGTGTGTTGCAGGCCAAACACTGGCGTTGGAGGCCGTACGAAAACATCCAAGTTTGTTCGGCACAGACGTTGGAGAAGCGAGGATCGTTTCCTGGTCTTAACCTTTTGATCGTTGATGAGGCGCATACAACACGCCAACAGACGATGGACTTTATCAAGAACAATCCAGATGTCAGGGTGATTGGTTTGACTGCAACCCCTTTCACAAAAGGTCTTGGTTCGGTGTATGAGCATGTTGTATCCACGGTCACGACCAAGGAACTGGTCAATCAGGGAGTGCTTGTACCGCTGAAGGTCTTTGTGGCGAAAGAGATCGACATGACCGGCGCAAAGAAGGTGGCCGGTGAGTGGTCATCAGGCGAAGCCGAGAAGCGTGGGATGGTCATCACTGGAGATATTGTTGCTGAATGGATTAAGAAGACTCATGAAATATTTGGTAAGCCAGAGAAGACTATTGTCTTTTGTTCTGGTGTAGCGCATGGAGCAGACCTTGCTCGGAAGTTCGCAGAGCAGGGATACAACTTCGTAGCCGTTTCGTATCTGGACGATGACAAGTTCAAACAAGAAGTGATTACGGAGTTCAGCAAACCGGACACCGAGATACATGGACTGATCGCAACGGACATCTTGACCAAGGGTTTTGATGTACCGGATGTGAAGATCGGCGTAAGCGCCAGGCCATTTAGTAAATCATTATCCTCACACATCCAACAGATGGGCCGTGTGATGCGTGGAGCCACGGGTAAGGATTTTGCCTTGTGGCTTGATCATTCGGGCAACTACGTTCGTTTTAGGGACGAATGGGAGGAAGTATTCGAGGCCGGTGTTCAGGAGTTGGACGACGGCAAGGAGAAGGCTAAGAAAGAACCAAGCCAGAAGGAAAAAGAAGCCAGTAAATGTCCTGTCTGCTCGGCGTTATGGCCTAAAGGTTCGGATACGTGTGCGAACTGTGGTCATGTGAGGGAGAGGAAGAACAAGGTAGCTTCGGTGGCAGGAGAGCTGACCGAGTTGGGTGCGATGTCTAGGGAGAACAAGCAGGACTTCTGGAGTCAACTTCGGTGGAAGGTGATGTATGACGGTTGGCGGGAGGGTCGAGCAGCACACACCTACAAGGATAAGTTTGGAGTATGGCCTCGAGGCCTGGACGATAAGACCGTTAAACAACCGACTTCTGAGACAGAACGGTTTATAAAACAACGGCTAAGACATTTCTTATACAAGAGCAGGAAGATCTAATGGACTTCATATCGTTTTGCAGGGGACACGGCATCATCATCGACCAGACACCACCAATCGGGGTGTGGAAAAGGTATCGAACTGAGGATCACCCAAACAAGAAGAACGGCGCAGTGAAATGGATGGGGACGTACGGATTCGTACAGAACCATGCGTTGGATACTGCTGTATCGGTGTGGCAGTCTGATAAACCGGACGACCTGAAATTTAAGAAGTTCATTCAGGCTGCGACCGATAAGACTCAAGAGACGCAGGAACGTGCGGCAAAGAAGGCCGGATGGATTCTGAATCAGTGTGAACTGTTTACCCATGAGTACTTTCTACGGAAAGGTTTTCCGGATGAACGTGGGAATGTGTGGTTCAAGGATAATGAAAAGATCCTGGTCATTCCGATGCGGATAGGGACTCGGTTGGTCGGATGCCAGATGATCAGTGAGACCGGAGATAAGAAGTTTTTGTTCGGCCAAAAGACCAGTGGGGCTGAATTTGTGTTTGATAACAAAGGCCCAAACTTTTGGTGCGAGGGATACGCCACGGCGTTAAGCCTTCGGATGATCTTAAAGTCGATGAAGCGTAGGTATACGATTCACGTTTGTTTCTCGGCACATAACATGCAGAAACTTGCCAAGGACGGGTATGTGATCGCGGATAACGACGCAAGCGAGACGGGTGAGACGGTAGCGAAGCGAAGTGGCTTGCCTTATTTCATGCCACCGGACGTTGGCGATGACTTCAACGATTACCACAGGAAAGTCGGGATACTAAAAGCCGGACTCTCGCTAACAAAATCACTGCGTTTGTAAAGCATAAAAGACCCCTTCAACTTTCATGTGGGAGGGGTTTTCCCGTTCGGTATGCTTCAGGAACATGAGCATTTCCATGCCAAGGGAATAGCTAGCTTCGCCTGGGCCATAGTGATCGGCACTGACTCGTACAAAGCCGGTTTCATCTTCCATCAAATAGATGGCGAACATCGTCTTATTTTTCATGGTCATCGTCCTAGATGAACAAAGGCTTTTGATATTGCATGGTATTGATGCGATCTTCAAACACTTTCGCTTCCCGCCAATCATTTCCGTTGCGGCGTTCGTACCGAGCGGCAAAAGACCATGCCATAGAGTCTGCTGTGTAGAGTAATTCACGCACCAATCCGGATGATAGGGCAGTAGTCTTTACACCAAACCCGTGAAGACGTAGATCGGGACGTTCGGTTTTGATAGCAAGCAGTACTTGCTCGATAGATGCGATGTTGTTATTGCGTTTGCATACGGACCCCACACCGACCCACATGCCTTGCTTTAGGCGGTCTCCGTACATACGGATGTGATTAACGTAGTCTTGTGGGTCGTACCCTTGCAGGACCGGAATGATGTAAACACCTCCAACGTCATGTTGAAGCAGCTCGTCGTAGCGTTCGATGGTCATGCGTTGATGTTCGGGTATGGTTTTCCCGGTCATCTTCAGGACAAATGCTTCGCACATAAAATCCTGGGACACTGCGGCTAGTAGGTTGCCGCAGGTGGAGAATCGTTTGATGTGATGGGCATATTCAGACACGGGGAAACGGTATCCCCCATGTCTGACCACCTCGGTAAATGCACCTGAATCCATGATCCAGTCGTTGACTGGGAAATGGCTTTTGCGATTCCGTATGGTGTTTACGGAAATAAAAGCAGACTCAAAGTGTTTCGAGTCTGCGGGGTGATGCAGTCCAGTGAAAAACCTCATTCAGAAAACCACCATTTCACCATCATCCAACCAAGTGCAACACCGGATACAACCATCACCACAAGGTCTAAGACCAAATCAGTTAAACGTTTCATGCCCAAGCCTCCAAAAATTCAGCGTCTGACTTTTGACCCTCGAGAATCTGAGTGTTCAGCCAATGGTCATAGATATCGACCAAGGGTTCGAGGTTTTGACCGTGACGGTCTACGAACTCCCAAACTTGGATGAACGCATAGAGAAAATCGCGTTGATCTTGAGTGAGTCGGGATCCGTATTCAAAAAGCATCTCGTCGGCGGTTCTATTGGGCATCATGTTGATTTTCCTTTTGGTCTATTAAATCGCCCACGGCTAACCAGTAGCGGTAACCGAGGCTTTCGGATGGAAACTTGCTTGCCATGTACATACAAAAGACATAAGCATGCTCTCCGTACATGGCAACTACTTTGTCGGCGGTCCGGTTCATTTCAGGATGAAATCGTCGATAACGTAGGACCGAAGGCCCAACTTGCGCGCGGCTTGAAGGGCTAAAGCTTCGGTGGTAAAGACGCCGATGACATCGACGCCGGACATGAGTACGAAGACTTTCATGCTAATGCTCGATAAAGGCTATCGCCTTAGTCGTGGACCAACAAAGGCCGCATGTCAGGCATGAGGAGGTTTTCCCGGTTTGTTCCGGGCATGTAATGCCTTCGCCCATGACGTTAGCCGACATGGATCCACCCTTGTCGGACCATCGGATCCACGCGCGATCATTTTGCAGATTGTCGGCTATGGCATCGGCGATCGGACCGTCGGTTCTATGGGTGTAACCGAAGACATGCAACGAAGGGTATGCCCGAAGGGCATTAGCCCAAAAATCTACATAATCCGTACTGTAAAAGTCTCCTAAGACATGAAGACGAACTACAAACCCTTGCGGATGTTTCCGGGCTAAATAGTCCAGTTCGTCATTAAGTCTCATTTCCAATAATTCGGGTTCGGACGAACTAATCCGGTGAGCGAACCCCATATTGTTCCCGAAGCATCGGTCCCATTGCTGACATGATCGGGAACAGGTAGCCCGTTCTTCAAGAGTAAGGGTGTACATGGGCATACCGGACCATTTACCCTTTGTGACTACGTTCGAACCCGCACCAAGCTTGGCATTTCCCGAAGCCGGTTTAAGTAGACGCGAAGCATAGTCGGCTAAGGGTTTAACCGTCTTCGGGTGAATTGTCACGGCATGCTCGAGTGCCGGGTGATTTGCGCGTAGTCTCATTGTTATCTCCGTTAGTAGGTCCACAAAAACCCTCCGCGAAGGGTTTTAATTGACCTACTTGAGAGCAAGCTTCAAGGCCTTGATCCAGTACTTTTCTTTTCTCTCCGGTCCTACGAAGTGCAAGTGTTCGGTCCTGTACTCTCCGGTCCTATAGTCTTGTTCGGGTTCGCTCGATACCCAAGTATCCGGACCGATAACAGAACTTGAAGGGTGAGGAAAGAAACGTAACTGCCTGACTAAATCACGAAACGAAAAAGGCTCGAATTCGAACTCGAAGCCTGACTCCTCCACTTCGCCATGCTCGGCGGACTCTTCGGTGATTACTTCGTAGGTTTTACTGATTAAAAGCATTTTTTACACTCCAAAAAATAGGGTTTGAACCAGCTCCAAATCTATAGCGGTTTACTCGTCTTCGACATCGATAATGTCAATTTGGTAGTCGGCGGAATTCAATTCCTCGTCGATGTCAGTACATCCATTGAGGATCAAATCGCGCAACTCCTCCTCGGATTTGGCGCTGATTGCCCGGGTAACGGAAACGGTTACGGTTACGGTGTAGGTTTTCATGTATCGCTCCGGTGTTTGGTGTACGAACTTCCATCTTAGTACACTTAATCGCACCATGTCAAGCGATTATGCTGAGGGTTTGTTGTTTTCCTCTTTTGTTCCCATTAGAATCGCGCGATGATCAATAGCCCGAAGGGCAATAGCCTATGAAGCTTTCACGTAAACAAGCAAAGGAAACGCTAGAAACAATCCCAAGTGAGATATTGCTAGGGAAGTCCGTTTCCAAAGGGTTAACCCATAAGCAAAGGGAATTTGCACGAAGGGTAGCAATGGGACAAACAAAGGCTAGTGCATACAGACAAGCGTATAAGGAAAACGCAAGCAAACGAACTCTAGCGTGCAAACCCTACGAACTAATGCGCGATGAGAGGATACAGAGAGAGATCCAAGCGTATGAACTGGCAATTGAGTCGGCGAAATATCGAACCCCTATTGCCCTTCGCGAACTTGTAATCCAATCCTTAGTTCAAACACTGATCGATCCCCAGGCTAAACACGCACAAAGGGTCGCGGCGGCGAAGGTACTCGGAACCGTCGCAGAGGTATCCGCCTTCGTTGATCGCAAGGAGATTACTCACGTTTCATCGAGCGAACACGCTAGAGACCAAATCATGGACATGCTCTCGGACATGCTGAAGGCGAACGCCATCGACGTGGACCCCACCTCATTGATTCAGGAACTGGGGGGAACCCACCCCTCCCCCACCCCCCTTGACGCTGAATCGGAGTCCCCTCCGCATGTACATACTATTCCCCACGAATCAGCCACCTCTGAATCAGATACCCCCACCCCCTTTCAAAATTCCGACCAAGATAGTGATAAGTAAAATAGCGAAAACCCCCCATGTATGATTTGGTACCATCTTGTATGGGGATATATACCAACTTACAGCTATGCATACCAAAACTCCATAAACGTTTATGGAGTTTGCGGTATAGGTTATAGAATATGTGAAATGGTCAGTGTACCAAAGTTCACCAAGAATTCGACCTTTGAGGAGTGTATTGGAGTCATGTCGCCGGTACAGAGGGATATGTTTATTTTGATTGATGAGTATTGGAAGAAGTTCCAATATAGCCCTACGTTGAGGGAGCTGGCGTACTTACGGGGGAAGATGGGGATAGGGAATACGAAACGGATTGTGGACCAGTTAGTGAGGATTGGCGCGGTTAAGAAGGTAGGTAAGAGAGGACGTACGATTCGGCCTATATATATCAACTTTAGGAATTTGGATTGAGAAGGGTTGATTTAACGGAAGTGGAGAAGAAGGTAGTCATGATGGTGGCTAGGGAGAAGTATGAGTACAGTAGGGACCATCATGTAGATATGAAGCGGATGGAAGATGGGTTACAGGCAGATATAGATGGGATGATTGGAGAGGTTTGTTTTGGGAAGATGTTTAACTACTTTGTGAATTTAAGTGCAAGGAAGGCTGATGCGGACTTTTATACAAAAGATGGGAAGTCTATTGATGTGAAGAGTACGAGGTACAAGACGGGGAGATTAGTGGCGACGATTAATAAGAAGAGGAGTCCGTGTGATTTATATGTCTTGATGGTGATTGACGACGAAGGTGGTTGGTATAAAGGTTATGTGAGTAAAGAAGAATTATTTAGAGACGAGAACATTAAGGACTTAGGCCACGGGCCTACGTATGTCTATGAAATTAGATGACTTGATACAGAAGCTTCCTGTTGCAGAGCAGGAGAAGTTATTAAGTCAAGTCATGGCTTATAAAAACGCTGTAGAAAGAGAGCGATGCCAAGCAAAGTTCATGAACTACGTGAAGAAGATGTGGCCTGGATTTATATTGGGCAGGCACCATGCCTTGATGGGGCAGAAGTTTGAAGAGATCGCAGAGGGGAAATTAAAAAGACTAATTATCAACATGGCGCCGAGACATACAAAATCGGAGTTTGCTAGTTACTTATTACCGAGTTGGTATCTGGGCAAGTTCCCTAAAAAGAAAGTTATACAAACATCGAACACGGCGGATTTGGCCGTTAACTTTGGTAGGAAAGTTAGGAACTTAGTGATAAGTGAGCAGTACGCCGAGGTATTTCCTAACGTTTCTTTAAGGCAGGATAGTAAAGCCGCTGGTCGTTGGGCTACTAATCATGACGGCGAGTACTTTGCTATCGGCGTAGGTGGTACGGTAACTGGTAAAGGTGCGGACCTTTTAATTATTGACGACCCACATTCAGAACAGGAAGCCACACTAGGCGATCCTTCTGTGTTTGATAAGGTCTTTGAGTGGTATACGTCAGGTCCAAGACAGCGTCTTCAACCTGGCGGGGCCATCGTCGTAGTCATGACAAGGTGGTCGGACAGAGACTTGACAGGAAAAATAATTAGTGAAGCGGCGAAAAGGGAAAAGCATGAAGAGTGGGAGGTCATTGAACTGCCTGCCATTATGCCAAGTGGTAATCCTTTATGGCCGGAGTTTTGGTCATTAAAAGAACTCGAGGATTTAAGGGAAGAACTCCCTCCTTCTAAGTGGAATGCCCAGTACCAACAACAACCCACCGGCGAGGAAGGTGCCATTATTAAAAGAGAATGGTGGCAGCTATGGGAAAAAGACGACCCGCCGCCTTGTGAATTTATTATTCAGAGTTGGGACACCGCATTTACAAAGAGTGAACGAGCTGACTTCTCAGCATGTACAACATGGGGTGTGTTTTATAAAGATGAGGATAAACGAGACGCTAACATCATCATGTTAGATGCCTTCCAAAAAAGGATGGAGTTCCCAGAGTTAAAAGACAAAGCCTTAAATCAGTATAAATACTGGGAACCTGACGCTTGTATTATCGAGGCCAAAGCTGCTGGCGCGCCGTTAGTTTTTGAATTAAGACAAATGGGAGTGCCTGTTTCGGAGTACACCCCGGTAAGAGGAAACGATAAATTTGTTAGGATTAATTCGGTATCGGATCTTTTTAGGTCCGGTAAAGTGTGGCGACCTGATACCCGCTGGGCTGATGAAGTCGTTGAGCAAATGGCGGCATTCCCTAATGCAGAACACGACGACCTCGTAGACTCAAGTGTTCAAGCGCTGATACGATTCAGGCAAGGCGGCTTCTTAAGACTGGCATCTGACGAGGAAGATGAGCCGCAAACCTTTCGACGGAAAGCCTACTATTAAGGATAGACCATGTTAGATAAGCCCCTTGAGCCAATATTGTCCAGTGACTCAGAAATTGAAATTGAAATTGAAAACCCCGAGTCTGTAACCATCGGCATGGATGGACTCGAGGTCGTTTTAGAACAAGGTGAAGAAACCGCAGAAGACTTCGATGCAAACCTGGCTGACTATATGTCGGAGTCAGAACTTCAAACCTTGGCGTCTGATTTAATGGGTGAGGTAGACGCCGATATTGGATCCAGAAAAGACTGGGTCGATATGTACGTCAAAGGTTTAGAAGTCCTTGGTATGAAATATGAAGAGAGAACAGAACCTTGGAACGGTGCCTGCGGTGTGTTCTCCACCTTATTAACAGAAGCAGCCGTGCGGTTTCAATCAGAAATGATTATCGAAACCTTCCCTGCCCAAGGACCAGTAAAAACAGAAATCATTGGTCAAATAACCAAAGAAAAAGAAGACTCCGCAGAACGTGTTCGTGACGATATGAACTTTCGTTTAACCGAAACAATCCCAGAATACAGACCCGAACATGAACGGATGTTATTTAACTTAGGTCTTAGCGGCGCTGCTTTTAAGAAGGTTTACTACGATCCTAATTTAGGACGTGAGACATCCATTTTTATTCCGGCTGAGGATGTGATTATTCCTTACGGATCGTCAGGTGCAAGGACGGCGGAACGTGTCACCCATATGATGCGTAAGACTAAAAACGATATCCATCGTTTACAGGTAAAAGGTTTTTACAGAGACGTAGACCTTGGAGATCCAGTAAAAGTTATTAATGATATCGAGGAAAAGAAAGCCGACGAAACAGGGTTTTCTATTAATGATGATGACCGATATCTCATTTGTGAAATACAGGTTGACTATAACTTACCTGGTTATGAAGTAGACGATGACATCGCGGTTCCTTACATTATTACGATTGATAAAGGAACTAATAAAGTCTTATCGATTTATCGTAACTGGCGTGAAGGCGATCACTTATATAGGAAACGCCAGCACTTAGTTCAGTACGATTACGTCCCAGGATTTGGAGCCTATGGGTTTGGATATATCCATCTTATTGGAGGATATGCTCGAGCAGGCACGATGTTAATTAGGCAACTGGTAGACGCAGGGACATTATCTAACCTACCCGGAGGTCTTAAGTCTCGTGGTTTAAGAGTTAAGGGTGACGACACCCCGATTGCACCTGGCGAGTTTAGAGACGTTGACGTACCTAGCGGTGCTATTAAAGACAACATCATGACGCTTCCTTATAAGGAACCGTCACAAGTTTTAGCTGCTTTATTAGACAAAATCAGCGAAGAAGGAAGGCGTTTAGGTTCTATTGCTGACATGAAAGTCAGTGATATGTCGTCTCAGGCTCCAGTCGGAACGACCTTAGCCCTGTTAGAAAGACAGCTAAAGACCATGAGTGCCGTGCAAGCACGTGTTCATGCGGCGATGAAACAGGAATTTAAGCTGTTAAGGGACATTATTCGGGACTATACCCCTGAAGAATATGCCTACATCCCTGAAGGTGGTAACCGAAAAGCCAAGCAAGAAGACTACGAACACGTCGATATTATCCCTGTCAGTGATCCTAACGCTGCAACCATGGCGCAAAGGATCATGCAGTACCAAGCGGTCATTCAATTAGCGGCTCAAGCACCTCAAATTTATGATTTGCCCCAGTTACACCGGCAAATGATTGAAGTTTTAGGGGTGAAAAACGCCGATAAGTTGGTTCCACTACCTGAAGATCAGCATCCTAAAGACCCTGTATCAGAAAACATGGCGTTTTTGCGGATGGAACCCACAAAAGCGTTTATTTATCAGGACCACGACGCGCATATAGCGACGCATATGTCGTTTATCCAAGACCCAATGATCATGCAAATGATCGGCCAGAACCCTATGGCCCAGCAAATCGCGTCAGCAGTACAGGCTCACGTCGCAGAACACTTGTCTTTCCTCTATAGGAAGAAGATTGAAGAGCAAATCGGTGTTCCTTTACCGCCGCCTAACGAGAAATTACCTGATGACGTAGAGGTAGAGATCTCAAGACTGACCGCGCAAGCAGGCACACAGCTCTTGCAGATGAATATGGCCCAAGCCAAACAGGCTCAAGCTATGCAACAAGCCCAAGACCCCATGGTTCAGATGCAACAGGCCGAACTTCAAATCAAAGCCGAAGAAGTTAAGCGAAAAGCCGCTAAAGATGCAGCAGATATTGCACTTGCACAAGCCAGATTACAGGTTGAGCAAGAACGTATCGCTGTTGAAGCACGTAAAGAGCAGCAACGTATTGCGGCAAAGTCGTCTGACTTTGACAAGAAGTTAAAAGCTGATGTGTTAACTAAACTAAGGTAAGTCAAATTGTGAGAGATTTAACTATCGGCATGGCGGTGTATGAAGATTTTGATGGCGTTTATTTCACTATTCAGGCTCTTCGTTATTATCACCAAGATGCCGATGTCTCTCGCATTAAATACCTTGTTATTGATAACTGTGTAAATGGCACTCACTCAAAACACATTGAGAACTTTCTAAAGTCTTATGTTCCAAACAGCAAATATATAAACACAGACAAGATAAAAGGAACGGCTGTTAGGGATTTAATATTTGAAGAGGCTGATACCGAATATGTGATGTGTTTAGACTCACATGTTTTACTAGAGCCTGGTTCAGTTAAAAGACTTTTGGAATATTACGATCTAAATCAAGACACAAAAGATTTACTACAAGGACCGCTTGTACACGACGACATTTATTCAATGTCTACTCATTTCGAGCCTCAATGGAATGAAGGGATGTTTGGCGTATGGGGTTTTGATGAACGAGCAAGAAATAAAGATGGCGAACCTTTTGATATACCTGCACAAGGCCTTGGATTATTCACATGTAAAAAGGACGCATGGTTAGGGTTTAATAGAAACTTCAAAGGTTTTGGTGGAGAAGAGTTTTATATACATGAAAAATTCCGCCAAGCAGGGAATCGAACATTATGCCTTCCGTTTTTAAGATGGATACATAGGTTTGGCAGACCCAACGGGACGAAATATAACAACGTGTGGGAAGACAGAATAAGAAATTATGTAATAGGGTGGTTAGAAATAGGTCGTCCGATAGAAGATATTCAAGAGCACTTTTCCAAAATTATTGGGGAAGAGAAAACAAACAAAGTGATTGAAGAAACGATGAAAGAAATGGACCATGAACTCTGTGTTTGATTTACTTCAAAAGAAAATACAAGACCGCATTCAAAATTTGAATGAGTCTGTGAGCAACGGCTCGGCAAAAGATTATGCCGAGTACCGAGAACTGTGCGGCGTTATCCGAGGTCTACGATCTGCACAGATGGAAATACAAGACCTTGAGAGTCGTATAAAGGAAGATGAAGATGAGTGAGTTACTAATCTCCCAAGATGGAGAGTCGGCAACAACGTTGCCTGAGACGGCAGAAGAAAAGGCAAAGCAGTTGCCTGAACCTTCTACCTATCATGTGTTGTGTGTACTTCCCGAAGTGGATGAGGAGTACGACAGTGGACTAGTTAAGGCTGGATCGACTGTGTACTACGAAGAAGTATTATCACCAGTTTTGTTTGTCGTAAAACTAGGACCAGATGCGTATAAAGATAAAACGCGTTTTCCTAGCGGACCTTCATGCAAAGTAGGTGACTTTGTTCTTGTTCGTCCTAACACTGGAACGCGAATCAAGATTCACGGTAAAGAGTTTCGGATCATTAATGATGATTCGGTTGAAGCCGTTGTTCAAGATCCTCGCGGCATTTCGAGAGCATAGGAGGAGATATGAGCGAAGAATACAAGTTTCCTGACGAGAAGGAAGAGAAGATTGAAGTTGAGGTGGAGGGTGATGTAGAGGTTGAAATCGTCGAAGACGAAAAGCCTAAGTACCCAAAGCTTCGTGAAGATCCAAAACCTCTTGATGACTCAGAAGTAAAAGAGTACAGCGATAGAGTCAAACAACGGATTGATCATCTCTATAAAGGATACAAAACCGAAAAGAGTCGTGCTGAAGAAGCGGAACGTGCCAAGGAAGAAGCGTTTCGTGTAGCCCAGGCTATTGCCGAAGAGAACAAAAAACTAAAAAGTTCTTTATCGGAAGGGCAACAGGCTTTACTTGAGCAGGCTAAGAAAACGGTAGCCAAGGAGGTAGAAGACGCCAAGAAGAAATACACGGAGGCGTATGAATCTGGCGACAGTGATCGATTAGTTTCGGCTCATGAAGAGTTAACTTCAGCCAAAATAAAGTTGGAACGAGTTAATAACTTTAGGCCGACTAGACAAGAGCCTGAAAAAGAAGTACATATTGAGGCACCGAGGGTTGATCCTAAAGCCGAATCATGGAAAAAGGATAATCCCTGGTTTGGCTCAGACGATGAAATGACTGGGTTTGTCTTGGCGTATCACTCCAAGCTCATTAAGCAAGGCGTCGATGCATCGTCTGATGAGTACTACGAGAAACTAAATACTCGTATGAGACAAGTGTTCCCGGAATACTTTGACGCCGAGGAACCACCTGAAAGAGTTCAGCGTTCAGTTAAGTCAAATGTGGCACCTGCTACGCGCAGCACAGCCCCTAAAAAGGTAAAGCTGACACAGAAACAGGTTGATTATGCTAATCGCTACAAGATACCTCTTGAGGTATATGCACGCGAAGTGGCAAAACTACAAAGGAATTGAGATGGAAAAGCAAGAACGAGGTCAACGCGAGTCAAGAGAAACGGTTGAACGTCCGAAGCAGTGGATGCCGCCGCAGTTATTGCCTGATCCGACACCGGAGCCTGGGTATAACTTTCGCTGGATTCGTATTAGTACTTTGGGTGAAGCTGATCCACGTCATATTTCTTCCAAGTTACGTGAAGGCTGGGAACCTGTTAAAGCTTCGATGCATCCTGAGATTCAGATGATGGCTGGTCAAACCTCGCGGTTTCCAGACAGCATTGAGATCGGTGGTCTATTGCTTTGCAAAACACCTTCAGAAATGGTCGGTCAGCGCAATGAGTTTTATCAGAAACAAACTGATGCTCAGATGCAATCTGTAGACAATAACTTCATGCGAGAAAATGACTCGAGAATGCCGTTGTTTAAAGACCGGCAAAGTAAAGTCACTTTCGGACGTGGAGCTTCTTAAACTTAGGAGTTAAAAGATGGCTTACCCCACTGTTGATGCTCCATACGGTTTCAAAGCTATTAATGAACTTAATGGCCTACCGTATGCGGGAGCAACCCGACAGATTCCCATCGCAAGTGGCTACACCTCCAGTCTTTTTTATGGTGATTTAGTCCAACTTACAACCGATGGTACTCTGATCAAAACGTCCTACTCTGCCGCTTCCAGCCCCACTTCAGTGATTGCTGGTCTTATTGGCGTGTTTGTAGGTTGTTCTTACACCAGCCCTTCAACCGGCCAGAAGTTGTTTGCTCAGTATTTCCCAGCAAACACTGCTGCTAACGACATCCTTGCATTTGTTGTGGATGATCCGTCTGCACTGTTCCGTGTTGCTATGGTTGGTCAAACCTCTAGCGAAAGCAATACTGCTTCGACCATTGGTTATGCTAATCAGTCGTTTGTTGGAACCAACGTGTACGCAATTACCGGCGTTGCTGGCAGCACGACCACGGGCAATTCCAAAATGGCAGTATCGGGTGACGGTCCTTCAAATGGTACTGGTAACGTTCGCGTTGCTTCAAGTTCGTTGCCGTTCCGTGTTGTTGCTATTGTTCCTGAGACGGCATACACCGTTAATGGAACGGGATCTTCGTCCAGCACGACGATCACACTCGCAGCTGCTGTAACGGGCCTTCAAGCAGGTATGCAGGTTGTTTGCCCTGCCGCTACTGCTGGTGGAACGCCTGGTGACTATAACTATGTCACCAATGTTAACGGCACTTCTGTAACGGTGGCTAAGACTTTGACAGCCGCTTCTGGTTCTTCGTTTAGCTTCGTTGGCTACCCTGAAGTTCTTGTGAAGTGGAACCAAGGTTGGCATAGCTATCAGTTCGCTACCGCACTTGCGTAAAGGGGAAACTAAATGGCTATTTCACGCGCACAACTACTGAAAGAGCTTCTCCCCGGCCTGAACGCACTGTTCGGTCTGGAGTATGCTCGTTATGGTGAAGAGCATAAGGAGATTTACGAAACTGAATCTTCTGAACGTTCTTTTGAAGAAGAAACCAAGCTGTCTGGCTTCAGTGCCGCACCGGTCAAACCGGAAGGCAGTGCGATTGCTTATGACAACGCACAAGAAGCATGGACCGCAAGGTATAACCACGAAACCATTGCTATGGGCTTTTCGATCACCGAAGAGGCCGTGGAAGATAACCTGTACGACAGCCTGTCGTCGCGTTATACCAAAGCATTGGCTCGTGCCATGGCTTACACCAAACAGGTGAAGGCAGCAGCAGTTCTGAACAATGGCTTTAATTCGGCAGTTACCTACGGTGACGGCCAGCCCTTGTTCTCAACGGCTCATCCCCTCATCTCTGGTGGCACCAACAGCAACACGCCGTCTACCGCTGCTGACTTGAACGAAACGTCGTTGGAAAACGCCGTCATTCAAATCGCAGGCTGGACTGACGAACGTGGTCTGTTGATCGCAGCCAAGCCACGCAAGTTGGTAGTCCCCCCGAACCTCATGTTTACGGCAACCCGTTTGCTGCAAACCGAGCTTCGTGTGGCTACGGCAGACAACGATGTGAATGCACTGAAGATGATGGGTTCAATCCCTGAAGGCTATACAGTCAATCACTTCTTGACTGACACCAACGCCTGGTTCCTCACCACCGATGTTCCCAACGGATTGAAGCACTTTGTGCGTACACCGTTGAGTACGTCAATGGATGGTGATTTCGACACCGGAAATGTCAGATATAAAAGTCGTGAACGCTACTCTTTCGGAGTCTCGGATCCGCTTGGTATCTTCGGTTCTCCCGGAGCATGACCCATATAAATCAATCACTTAGATTGGTTTAGAACCCCGCTTAGGCGGGGTTTTTTATTGTCTATTGACATCAGAGGTTCCAAGCGGTACATTACGAAGACAGTTTTATATCGCAAGGAGAAGTGTATGTCGCAGGTCATCTACAAAATTATCAATCTTGTAAACAACAAGTTTTATATAGGAAGCACGACAAATAAAAAGGTAAGGTTTCGCCAGCACCGAAAGTTGTTGAGAGGCAATCGACATCATTGCAAACACCTTCAGGCGTCTTGGAACAAATACGGCGAAAACAAATTTGAGTTTGTTGTAGTTGAAGAAGTGCCACAAGAGATAGAACTTTGGAAAGTAGAGGACAAATGGTTGCAGCAACATGTTGGAAAAGAACATTGTTATAACAGCGGCTATGCTGCGGTGGCCCCTTGGCGTGGCGTAGTTGGCAAAAAGCATCCAAAATTTGGGGTTACCGTTACTCCATTACAGAAAGAACAAATCTCTAAGACTCTTAAAGATTTTTACGCAGCCGACTACTTTAATCACCCTCGAGTTGGTAAGAAACATTCGGAAGAAACTCGTCAAAAGATAAGGCAAAACAGAACGCCAACAAGCGGCGAGAACCATTACCGCTACGGCAAGACCCTTTCCGAAGAAGTAAAGAAAAAGATTGGTGATGCACAAAGAGGCAAACCAAAAGCACCAGGTAGGAAAGTGTCAGAAGAAGGCTTGAAAAAAATCAGGCGAAATATTGAGGAAGGCCGCAGCCATAAATCTTTTTTAGGTAAGAAACATACAGACGAAACTAAATTGAAAATGAGAAAGCCAGTTTTTGCTATGCCGGAAGGCATCCTCTTTCCTAGCCTTACAGAAGTGCTTTCATGTTACGACATACCTATGCCAACGCTTCGTCGCGCCTTAGCTTCGGGCAACCCAATAAGCAAAGGCAAACTAAAGGGTTACACTTTTACTTACGCAGGAAAGGATGCAAGGCCAACAGAAAACGACCTTGCGTTAATCAAAGCCAAACGCATTGACACCACCTCTATAAACTGATAAAACCATACTATTCCGGGGTTATCCGGTGTATTAGACAGTCCCGGCTGACGAACATGCAGACTAATACACCGTATCGCATGTAAGGAATGAAATGGCTAACACCACATTTACTGGTCCAGTTAGATCGGTTGCTGGATTCCAAGATATTTCAGTTAATGCCACGACGGGTGCTGTCACTGTTGACGCTACGTTTGCTGCTGCCACTTCTGTCGCTTCGCTTTCTGCCACGGGGAATGTTACTGCTGATAGCGGTACTGCTCCTGCTGCTGGCGGTATGGCAGCGTTCTTAATGTCTTCCACCGCTAACCTAGGTATTTTTGTAGGTTCTGGCGCGCCGACAATATCGGCAGCTCAAGGGTCGTTGTATCTCCGCACTGATGGGTCTTCGACCAGTACTCGCGCCTACATCAATACGGACGGTGCTACGACTTGGACTGCTATCACGACCGCAGCCTAATTAGGAGTGCATCATGGGGATGCAATATGATGTATGGTCGGTAAAGATTAGATCTAGTGCTAATTTTTATGTGACCTCCGTGACGCCTTCAGGGGCTGGTGCTTTGTCAATGGTAAAGAACCAGCCAGGTATCAATGGGTATGGATATAAAGTATCCATCACTGGTGGTTCAAACGAGTCAGGCAAGACTTTTACGATTGTTGGCAAGACGGTTGCTGGAAATACGGTGACTGAAGTTGTTACTGGTCCTAATGCCACAACGGTTTACAGTTCTAACTACTTTGCGTTTGTCACGTCTGTAACGGTAAGTGCTGCGACTACTGGCGCAATTACGGTAGGTTATGGCGGCGCATTAGCTTTACCGCCGACGCGGATCAAAGGACTGTATTACTTAGCCAGTGCTACCGCAGGTACGGTGGTTGTAACAAGAAACAGTGATTCACAAATCTTGTTAGAAATTGACACCCCTGCTTCAGCCACTCAAGTAAATAGCTTATACATGGCGGCTGAAGGCATTCGTACTGCGTACAGTAATAACGACTTTGCAATCGTTACGCCTACAGATGTCACGGCAGTGACACTGATCTGCGGATAAACCATGGCTAAGACACCGGCTTGGCAAAGAAAAGAAGGAAAATCCGAGAAGGGTGGATTAAATGCCAAAGGAAGGGCTTCATATAACGCAGCCAATCCGGGAAAGCCGGGACTTAAGCCACCTCAACCAGAGGGTGGATCCCGTAAGAAATCATTCTGTGCCAGGATGGAAGGAATGAAAAAAAAGCTTACGTCGGCTAAAACCGCTAATGACCCAAACAGCCGTATTAATAAATCGTTAAGGGCTTGGAAGTGTTAGATGGAAACTGGTACGCTGATTTGGAATTTAATCACTTCTTTTTTAGTGGGGCTGGTGATGTTCATGTTGAAGAATTCTTCTGATGAACAGAAACGTATCCAGATCCTATTAAATAGAACTCGGGAGGAAATTGCCCGTGATCACATCACTCGTGCAGAAGTTCGTGCGGATCTTGAAAAAATTATGGAACGATTTGACTCAGGCTTTGAACGGCTTGAAGCAAAAATTGATGCCCTCGCTAAGAAAGGATGATCATGTCAGTGACAAATAATGTACCCAGCCCACCAGATATGGCATCGTCTGAATACGATCCACGTCTTGCACCTAAGAAGCCTATGCCAAAACCAAAACCCAAGCCTGTTAAAAAAGCAGAATTGGAAGTAGAAGTGGCAACCGCTAAGAATGGTGGTTATGTCAAAGCAGCCGACGGATGCGTCAAGAAAGGACGTACTCGTGGCACGATGGTAAAGATGTAATGCCACCTGTTTCTGAAAAACAGAAACGTTTCATGCAGGCGGTGGCACATAGCCCATCGTTTGCAAAGAAGGTTGGTGTTCCAATGTCAGTAGGAAAAGAGTTCACTAAAAAGGATGGTGGTGAAGTGAAAGAATCCAAAGCAATGGTCAAGAAGGAAGTTGGCTTTATGAAAGCCAAAGGCGCGCCAAAGTCCATGATCAAACATGAGATGGAAGAAATGAAAGGCATGAAGCGTGGTGGTAAAGCTTATGCTGCTGGCGGTCTAGCTGCTGGTCATAAGGCTGCCGACGGCATCGCCAAGAAAGGTAAGACCCGTGGCATGGAAGTAACCATGAAAGGTTCTACCGGCATGAAGGCTGGCGGTAAGGTCAAGAAAATGAACTACGGCGGGAAATGCTGAGATGATGGCTTCTCGTGGGATGGGGGCAATCATGCCTTCCAAAATGCCCACGGCTCGGCGTAAGAAGCGTCGGGACGATACGGACTTCATAGCCTTTGCAGAAGGCGGTGAGTCTCGTGTCAATGAAGCAGGAAACTACACTAAGCCTGGGATGCGTAAAGCATTGTTCAACAGCATCAAAGCTGGTGGCAAAGGTGGATCGCCTGGGCAGTGGTCAGCTCGTAAAGCACAGATGCTTGCTATGAAGTACAAGCAGCGTGGTGGAGGTTACCGTGACTAGTTCGTATTTAAGTAGGTATTTAAAAAATGAGAAAAACGCTTTAACCCCTAATAAACCGGGGGATACGAAGCTAAAAACGTTTTACTTAGATAAAGAAGGTAACCAAGTAGAAAAAACAATTAGCCCCCCTCCAAAAGATAAAGAAGATTACCCAGAGGATGATCGAGGCGCATATAAAAAAGGCGGTAAAGTAGGTTCTGCTTCCAAACGTGCTGATGGTATAGCGCAGCGCGGCAAGACTCGTGGAAGGGTGGTGTAATATGGCACGGTTTCCAGATCTAAATAAAGATGGCGAAGTAACCCAAGCTGACATTCTTAAAGGTCGTGGGGTTTACAAAAAAGGTGGTATGGCTAAAGGTGGTAAGTGGATTCAGTCAGCCATCAAGAAGCCTGGAGCCTTACGCGCACAGCTTGGTGTCAAAGACGACAAACCGATTCCAGCAGCTAAGTTAGCTAAGGCAGCAAAAGCGCCAGGTAAGTTGGGTCAACGAGCAAGACTGGCGCAGACTTTAAAGAAGATGAAGTGAAAGCACCGCAGAAAAGTCTGAAGGATTGGACGGATCAACGTTGGAGGACACGCAGTGGCAAACCTAGCACACAGGGTCCAAAAGCAACTGGCGAACGATATCTCCCGGAGGCGGCAATTAAGTCTCTTACACCTTCAGAGTATGCTGCGACTACAAGAGCAAAACGAACTGGAAAAAGCGCAGGAAAACAGTTCGTTAAGCAACCGGCAAAAATTGCCTCAAAGACTGCGAGATTTAGATGACCACTAGCGGTTCAACTGGGTTTTCACCAGAGTTCACAGAAATAGCCGAAGAGGCGTGGGAGAGGGCTGGCCGTGAGATGCGGACTGGTTATGACTTACGCACTGCTCGGCGTTCCATGAACCTGATGACCATTGAGTGGCAAAACCGTGGCATCAACATGTGGACCATCGATCAGGGAACCATCACCCTGACGGCTGGTGTAAACACATATGCATTGCCTGTAGATACGATTGATTTGCTAGAACACGTCATTCGTACCGGTCAGAATGTATCGTCTACGCAGGCAGACCTAACAATTACACGTATTAGCGTTTCGACCTACGCTACGATTCCTAACAAACTACAGCAGGCTAGGCCTATCCAAGTTTGGATTCAAAGACTCTCAGGTCAGGTATCCCCCGCTAATGCAACGTTGTCTTCGACGATTAACTCAACGACAACGACAATCACCCTTAGTTCAACGGCAAGTCTTCCTAGCGCAGGATTTATTCGTATTGACAGTGAAGATATTCTCTATCAATGGTTAGATGGTAATTCGCTTGGCGGGGTAGTACGAGGGCAAAACGGCACCACGGCTGCAAGCCATACTTCTGGGGCAACGATATATAACCCCAACCTTCCGGCCATAACAGTCTGGCCTACGCCAGACAACAGTACGACATACCAATTTGTCTACTGGAGAATGAGAAGAGTGCAAGACGCAGGAGCAGGTATACAGACTGCGGATATGAACTTCCGTTTCCTTCCATGTCTAGTTGCAGGACTTGCTTACTACATCGCTATGAAGCAACCAGAACTTGTTTCTCGAGTTGATATGTTGAAGATGGCTTATGAAGAGCAATTCAACCTAGCAGCAGGCGAAGATCGAGAGAAAGCCGCTATCCGATTTGTCCCACGCCAACAGTTCATAGGATCTGGAGGTGGCTATGGGTAATAGATATGCCTCTGGAAAGCATTCAATTGCTATGTGTGATAGGTGTGGCGCGCAATTTAAATTAAAAAAACTTAGAACAGAAGTTATAAAAACCAAACGGTATAACTTATTGGTTTGTGACGAGTGCTTTGATCCCGATCAACCTCAATTGCTTCTTGGTATGTTTCCTGTGGACGATCCACAGGCTGTACGTAACCCAAGAAAAGATACAACCTACGTCACTGCTGGGGTAAATGGTCTTGAGTTACTGCCTAATTCTTCTGGTGGATTTCCGACTGGAGGATCTCGAGATATACAGTGGGGGTGGAATCCAGTAGGTGGTGCTTCGGCATACGATGACGGACTAACACCAAACTACTTGGCCGCAGCAACGGCTGTTGGTACAGTAACGATATCTTTAACATAGGAGTGCATCATGGATGCAAAGACTGCGGTACACAAACATGAAAAGGCAATGCACCCTGGCAAGCCTTTAACAAAACTAGCTAAAGGCGGAAAGACAAACGCTGATATGTTGAAGATGGGACGCAACCTAGCAAAGGTAGCGAACCAGAAAAAATCTTCGTTTACTTATCGGGGTATGAAATGAAAGATATTAAGGTTGTTAAAAAACCGAAACCCGTTCCTGTGGTTCATACGGCTGGGTATCCGGAGAAAGACATTAAAACCAGTGGCATAAAAATTCGTGGCACTGGCGCGGCAACTAAGGGTGTAATGGCTCGGGGGCCGATGGCGTGAATTATCAAGAGCTTGTTACGGCGGTAGAAGACTACCTCGAAACAACGTTTAAGACGGCGGACATGAACACCATGATCCGCCAAGCGGAGCAACGTATTTACAATACGGTGCAGATTGCTAATCTGCGTAAAAACGTCACAGGCTCGTTAACGGCAAATAATAAATATTTGCAATGTCCCTCAGACATGCTTTCGGTATATTCGCTTGCAGTCATAAAAAGTAATGGTGAATACCTATACTTGTTAAACAAAGACGTTAACTTCATTAGAGAAGCGTACCCTGATCCAACGTCAACTGGCTTGCCAAAACATTACGCTTTGTTTGGTCCAGACTATCCAACGTTTCCAAACGAACTTGTATTTATTGTCGGTCCCACACCTGATACAGGTTACAGTGCTGAACTACACTATTACTTTTACCCGACATCAATTGTGCAACGCGCAATAAATAGCGTTGGTGCGATAGTTGGTGGATCAGGTTATGTAAATGGCACGTACTTTGATGTGCCGCTTACGGGAGGTAGTGGGTCGGCAGCGACGGCCACAATTACGGTATCCGGCAATGCAGTAACAGCAGTTGCTATATCTAACCCTGGTTGTTTTTATGTGGCAAACGACTCGTTAACTTGTGCCAATACTTATCTAGGTGGCACGGGATCAGGATTTACAGTAGCCGTTTCTGCCGTAGACAACATAGCAGGTACAACGTGGTTAGGCGATAACTTTGATTCTGCGTTGTTAAACGCAACCATATTAGAAGGGACCACGTTCTTAAAACTTGAGCCGGATCTTATGAAGCTTGCTAGCGATAGATATGTCCAATCGATTGCGCTTCTCAAGAATCTTGGAGACGGTAAGCAAAGGATGGATGCATACCGAGACGGCCAGGTTAGGGTTCAAGTGTCATGAGTATCGTCCAAGGGCAGACAACAAGCTTTAAGTATGAATTGTATTTAGGTATACATGACCTAGATACAGACGTATTAAAAATAGCTTTGTTTACTGCAAATGCGAACCTTAACCAAGGAACTACCGTTTACTCGTCAGCCAACGAAGTAAGCGGTACTGGGTATACACTTGGCGGGAAAGTATTGACAGGCGTTACAGTAAGTTATTCAGGTACGACGGCATACGTAGACTTTGATAATGTGATTTGGAATCCTGCTTCATTTACAGCTCGATGTGCATTGATTTACAACAGCAGTAAAGCAGATCGTTCGATAGCAGTTTTAGATTTTGGATCTGACAAAACAACCACAACTCAATTTACAATTACGATGCCGACCAATTCAGCAACCAATGCTTTGATACGGATGGATTAAAGATGGAAAAAGCAAAAGCGGGTGATCAAGTTTCTAGCGGGTTAGCCGCTAAAACATCGTGGGGTGAATCGGCTGTGGCCTGCGGTAGGTACTATGCAGAGTGCCATGACAAGGATGGCAACCTCAAGTGGACTGCTGAGGGTGATAACTTGGTGGTTAACGTCGGTCTTCAGTACATGGCTGGCACAGCACTGGCAAACTCGGCAGCACAGATCACAACGTGGTATGTGGGCTTATACGGTGCTGCTGCAAGTAACACACCGGCTGCTTCAGATACGCTGGCAGTACACCCTGGATGGACCGAATTAGCAGGTGGCGGCTCCATTTATTCTGGGACTAGACCAGCGGCAACTTTTGCCGCTTCTACGAATGCTAATCCTTCCGTAGTAACAAACACCTCTAATAAAGCTGTTTTCAATATTACGGGTACTTCAACGGTTGGCGGTGCGTTTCTTTGCTCTGTTGCATCAGGCACTTCTGGTACGTTATTCAGTGCCGCAGACTTCCAGGCACCCGGAGATCGGTCGGTAGTTTCAGGTGATGTAATTTCTGTAACGTACCAATTTTCATTAACGGCAACATGAGTGAAGGCGGCTGGGGATCAGGTGCATGGGGAATTGGGCCTTGGGGCAGGTCAGCTTATGATCGTTCTGTTCTTGAACTGGCTTCAGGAAACGACACAGTTGCTGTGCCGGGGGTTGAGTATCCAGCATCTATTCTTGAAGCCGCATCGGGTAATGACCGTATGGAGGGCAACCCGTACTTCGCCGCCAATATTCTTGAAGCAGCCAGTGGTGCAGATACAATTGCAGGGGCTGCTAATTTTGGTGGAACGATTATTGAAACATCTGCTGGTGCAGACAGTATTTCAGGTTCAGCAAGCTTTATTAGTTCTGTGCTTGAGAATGCGGCTGGTAATGACCTTGTTTCAATCAATCTTCAAATGCAGCTATCTGTACTTGAAAACGCATCTGGCGCTGATAGCATCTCTGCTGTATTGTTCTGGGAGCAGATCAATACAACACAAAACGCCGGTTGGTCGCAGATAACGACGTAAGGAATAGTTATGCCTTATACAAGTCTATTAGATTTAATTACCCCAGTCCAAGGAACCGAATCGGGAACTTGGGGTGATGCGGTCAATCGTGGCCTAACGGCTTATCTTGATATTGCAATTGCAGGTACACAGACATTAAGTACAGATGCTGATGTAACGCTGGTAAATACTCAAGGCACGAATTCAGCAACAAATATTGGGACGACATCAGCCCAGTACATGATCCTGAACTGTACCGGTTCCAGATCGCAACTACGCTACATAAACGTACCCAATAGTAGTAAAGCCTACATTGTGATGAACAACACCTCTGGTGGGTTCAATGTCACGATCAGGGGAAGCACTGGGCCTACGACAGGTATTACGGTTGCTCCTGGCAAACAGACTTGGGTGGCCTGGGATACAAATGCCGGTGATTTCAAAGAGATTGCTTCGGGTGATGTAGACGGACCTTCGTCTTCTACTGATAACGCAGTTGCTCGGTTTGATGGTACGACCGGCAAGATCATTCAAAACTCAGCCGTTACGATTGCTGATACCACCGGTGATATTACTGGCGGGGCTTACAACAAAGTCACGATCACTGCTCCAGCATCTAGCGCAACACTAACGATTGCTGATGGCAAGACATTAACGGCTAGTAATAGCCTGACGCTAGCGGGTACTGATAGCACCACGATGACCTTTCCGGGGACCAGTGCAACGATTGCACGGACGGATGCGGCTCAGACATTTACGGGCATACAGACCTTTAGTTCGGCACCGATCTTATCCTCGGCCACGGCAAGTAAAGCAGTCTTTACGGATGGATCTAAAGCACTTACCTCTACAGGTACGCTAACCACGGATCAGGGTGGTACAGGTCAGTCTAGTTACACCGCTGGTGATTTGGTTTACTACGCCACGGGTACAGCGTTTACCAAGCTTGCGATTGGTTTAGGCACGACCATCCTTACGTCTTCAGGAACAGCACCGCAGTGGAGTGCTGCATCAGGTGTGACGGTTGGGACGGCTACGAATCTTGCAGGTGGTGCAGCAGGGTCGGTGCCTTATCAGACAGGATCAGGTGCGACAAGCTTCTTATCCATCGGCACATCTAACTATGTCCTGACTTCCACAGGATCAGCGCCAACCTGGACAGCGAATACCGGTACAGGGAATGTCGTTAGAGCAACATCACCTACGCTTACCACGCCTGTTCTTGGTGTAGCTACAGCAACAAGTTTGAATGGTCTAACGGTATCCACGACCACGGGTACGCTAACACTTGCAAATGGATCTACGCTTGCAACCTCTGGTGCTAATAGCATCACGTTGACTTCCACGGGTGCTACAAACGTCACGCTTCCCACGTCGGGAACCTTGGCAACCACAAGCAATACCGTAGCAACGATCTCATTTGGCACGACAGGTTTAACGCCAAGCACGGCAACAGGTGGTGCAGTAACGGTTGCGGGTAACTTAAGTCCTGCTAATGGTGGCACGGGTGTATCTAACAATGCACTGAATACGATTACTTTCACGGGTAACTACAGTCTTGGGCTGACCTTAAATGGCAATACATCGGTTACCTTACCAACGACCGGCACGTTAGCGACGCTGGCAGGGGCAGAAACCCTGACCAACAAGACCATCAACGGTGCTAACAATACGATCAGTAATATCAACCTAGCCTCTCAGGTCACAGGTACGCTGCCTTTTGGGAACGGTGGTACAGGCAATACGGCCACACCAACGAATGGTCAGTTGCTGATTGGTAATGGATCAGGCTTTAGCCTTGCTACGTTGACTGCTGGTTCGGGCATCACGGTTACTAACTCCTCTGGCGGCATCACTATTGCTGCATCGGGTGGCGGTGGATCGGGTACGGTTACTAGCGTTAGCTGGACGGGCGGTATTGTTTCTGTAGCTACAGCGACGACCACACCGGCATTTACGATTGCTGGTACGTCAGGTGGTATTCCATACTTCTCAAGCGGTACAACTTGGGCAAGCTCTGGTGCGTTGGCTGCTAATGCGATTGTGATTGGTGGTGGCGCAGGGGTTGCACCGAGTACAACGTCCACGGCGGCAGGCATTCTGACCTTCTTGGGTACGCCATCATCGGCTAACCTTGCAGCGGCAGTCACGGATGAAACGGGGTCAGGTTCTTTAGTATTTGCTACCAGCCCCACGCTAGTGACACCAACACTTGGTGTAGCAACGGCAACAAGTGTTAACAAGGTTGCTATCACAGCACCGGCAACAAGCGCCACGCTAACACTGGCTAACGGTTCTACCTTGGCGACATCGGGTGCAAACAGTATTACCTTAACGTCAACTGGTGCAACGAATGTGACGTTGCCAACGTCTGGAACTCTTTCTACAACAGGTTTTGCTATAGCTATGGCTTTAGTTTTCGGAGGTTAATATGGCGGCGCCGAATATAGTTTCTGTAACAAGCATCGTACCCCATACGGTGTCCATCACCCCTGCTGATACCTCACGAAATGCTTTGGTGACGGCACCTGCGACAGGGGCAACGCATAAGGTCAATTCATTGTTAGTGTCTAACATAGACACGGCATCGCCTTACAGTGCCACGGTAGAGTTGAGGCTGGCGGATGGAACGACTTATCGCTCTATCATTACATCGGTGACGGTTCCAGTTGGCGGCACGGTTGAGGTGATTACCACGGGAACTTCGTTGTACTTACTGGATACAAGCGTGACAGGTGAGGCATCAACCTTATGGGTAACAAGCTCCACGGCATCTAAACTGACTTACACCTGTTCTTACACGACGATTTCTTGAGGCATAGATCATGGCTCAATTTCCATCTAACTATAACGCGACGGGTATCTGGTCGCTGAGGGATCAGTTTGTTGCTCGGATGGGCAATAACTGGCCTGGGCCGGTTACGGTTGTAGAGATTTTCACGTCATCCACAACATGGACTGCTCCCACGGGTGTTTCAAGTGTTGATTATTTAGTAGTTGCCGGTGGTGGCGGAGGTGGCGCAGGGGCAGGTACTCAAGCTGGCGGTGGTGGTGGTGGAGCAGGCGGTTTTCGCACAGGCTCCGGGTTTTCTGTAACCGCTGGAACTAGCTACACAATAACAGTAGGCGCTGCGGGAGCGGCAAGTTCCGGTGGTAATGGTGGTGTTGGCGGTAACTCCGTATTTTCTTCCATAACATCAGCTGGCGGCGGGTATGGCGCAGTAATTGGCCCTGGTTCTGCTGGTGCTGCCGGAGGTTCTGGTGGTTCTGGTGGCGGCGCATCTAATGGAATTGGGTCGGCCCCAGGCGGCAGCGGAAATACTCCGTCTACATCCCCATCACAAGGAAATAATGGGGGTTCGGTGACTGGAACACCTCCATATTCTTCAGGTGGTGGAGGCGGCGCTAGCGCAGTTGGTTCTAATGCCGGTGGAAGTGGTGGCGGCGGGAATGGAGGCGCAGGTACTACATCATCTATTTCGGGGATGTCCGTAACCTATGCTGGTGGCGGAGGTGGTGGTGGCGGTGATTTATCTCCTTCTGGAACTCCAGGTGGGACGGGTGGAGCTGGAGGTGGCGGCAATGGTGGAAGAGGAAATAACCAAAGCCCTGCATCAACAGCTGGATCGCCAAACACAGGTGGTGGAGGTGGTGGAGCTGGTGGTAATCCTTCTGGAACAACTAATGGTTCCGCAGGCGGCTCCGGCATTGTCATTCTTCGTTACACCATAAACCCATCTACCCAAACAACTGGCATTCTTACATTCACTAGCAGTACCGTGTGGGTATGTCCTGCTGGTGTGACTTCGGTGGATTACCTAATTGTTGCCGGTGGTGGCGGTGGTGGTGCTGCTGCGGGTGGCGGTGGTGGTGCAGGAGGATTTTTAACAGCCTCTGGGTTTGCAGTAACAGCCGGGGATTCATATGTGATTTCTGTTGGAGCCGGAGGTGCCGCAAGCACAACTGCGAATACTACTGCTAGTTCTGGTGGTAGTTCCACATTTGGTTCTATTAGAAGCGCCGGTGGCGGCGGTGGTGGTAGCGGTAATAGATCGGGAACATCAGGAGCAACTGCTGGAGCAAATGGTGGATCTGGCGGTGGCGGCGGCGGATCATCTCCAGCGCCAGCTACATCAGGTGGAACAGGAAATACACCTAGTACAAGTCCATCACAAGGTAGCAACGGTGGGCAAGGTTATAAGGATGTTGGTGGTTCTGATGCTGAGTTAGGCGGAGGTGGCGGCGGTGCTTCTGCTGTCGGATCTGATTATTCAACCACAAGTAGTGGATTTGGTGGAAACGGCGGTAACGGCACAGCATCATCAATTTCTGGGTCTTCGGTTACATACGCCGGTGGCGGAGGTGGCGGTGGAAGAAGCGATGCATCAGGAGCCGGAACCGGCGGAACCGGAGGCGGAGGCGCTGGATCATTTGCCTCCCCATTCACTGGTACGGCAGGGACTGCAAACCTAGGCGGCGGAGGTGGTGGCGGCGGAGGCCAAAGCGGCTTTGGAACTGTCTATGGCGGTGGCAACGGCGGCTCTGGTATCGTCATCATTAAAACTTACTGATAAAACACTATGACCAAAACATACAGACTCTACGGTGTAGATACAGCAATGGCACTGCTTCGTCCCGGTGCCAAGTGGGAGATTAGTAACTCTCATTTCACACGCTGGGATGATCCACGTCCTTGCCCGACATGGCAGGAAGTGCAAGACACGATGGAAAAGATCAAAGCCTTTGAGGATTCCATTAACACGATCTACACCGAAGAGCAGATCAAAGAGCATAACGCTTGGACAGACATGATGAACAAGGCGGCGGCATGAATTTGCACGGCTTATTCGCCCAGCCGGTTGGGTTCTTTGACCTCAACAGGCCACTGTCTGATGAGGAGAAGTTCTTCCTCATGGAGTTGGAACAGCGTCCCAACATGGGCAACCGCACAAGTGCGAACAACTTTGTCCTGCGCGATAAGCTGATGACGAGTCTGCGCGGCTGGATGGAAGACTGTGTAGCTGAGTATTTCAAAGCCACAACCAACCCTAAGCACGATGTCACGCTAAGGCTTACACAGTCTTGGGTGAATTACTCGGAGCCAGGGCAATATCACCACAAACACGCGCATCCGAATTCATTTGTGTCTGGTGTGTTTTATATCCAGACAAACCCCAACGACAAGATCTTTTTCTACCGTGACGGCTACAGCCAGATCAAATTCCCTCCTGCTGAGTGGAATAGCTGGAACAGTGAGTCATGGTGGTTTGAAGCGATCACGGGCAGGCTGATTCTTTTCCCGTCAAGTTTGACGCACATGGTGCCGACGGTGGAAGGTGAAGATGTTCGTGTTAGCTTGTCATTTAATACCTTCCCTGCCGGAACGGTTGGCGAAGAGATGGATTTAACCGGATTGAAACTGGAGGTTTAGCATGGCGCACTTTTGCAAACTGGATGCAAACAACGTAGTGACCCAAGTAGTGGTCATTGACAATCGGGATACCGCAGATGCCAGCGGTGTGGAAAAGGAACACATCGGCGCAGCATTTTGCGAACGACTTTTTGGCGGCACCTGGAAGCAGACTTCGTATAACGGCAATATCAGAAAGAATTACGCCGGGATTGGTTATACCTACAGGGCTGACATTGATGCTTTCGTGGCACCAAAGCCTTTCCCAAGTTGGATTCTGAATGCCAACGCGCAGTGGGAAGCGCCAGTGGCTATGCCGACCGATGGTCAGATGTATAGCTGGGATGAAGCCACTACCTCATGGAAAGTGAATGAACCCGCTCAAGCTTGAACTCACCCTTGATGAAGTCAATACAGTGCTAGATACGCTGGGGAATCTTCCTTATAAGCAGATCGCAGCACTGTTTGAGAAGATCAAGTCACAGGCTGTAGCCCAGCTTGAGGAACAGAAGACGGACTAAACGTGGGAGACTGCTATGAATTGGAGCGACGTCCTCAAGGCAGTCATCCCTGTCATCGTTGCATCATTAGCGTGGTTGTTACAACAAGTAGCTGACTTCTCCACGCGGCTTACCAAGATTGAAGGTGCTATGCCTGCCTTGATTACTAAGGAGGGTGTGCCGACTGATTCGCCTATATCAGCCGAGAAGCGTGCTTTGCAGAAAGAGCAACTCATGCAACACATCAACGAACTTCAAGTCAAAGTCAGGCTGCTTGAAGAACGTGAAAAGATGGGGAGGAAGTAATGTTTGAGCTACTTGGCGGTGGTTTGCTCGGCTCCATCTTTGGCGGCATCTTCCGCCTTGCCCCTGAAGTCCTCAAGTTCTTAGACAAGAAGAACGAACGTCAGCATGAACTCAGTATGTTCCAACTCCAGACTGATCTGGAGAAGATGCGGGGCGAGTTCAAGATGGAGGAGAAGTATGTTGACTACTCTATCCAGCAGATGGACACGATTAAAGAGGCATTTAAGGAACAGGCCCAGACCGCAAAAGAGGCTGGCTGGTTCGCTAGCTTTATCACTGCTGTTACCCGCCCCGGTCTTACTTGGATTGCATTTGGCGTATACGTGGCTGTCAAAGCTGCTGGCCTGACGATTGCCTTCCAGACCAACGCTAACTGGGCTGAAGTTCTAACTAAGAGCTATGACGAGGATGACTTCGCCATGCTGAACATGATGTTAACGTTCTGGTTTGTAGGACGTTCTATAGAGAAGTACAGTAAAAGTGCTTAATCATGGAAGCCTTAATAGACTCACTTGCAAGAGTTTGGTTCTTGGGGGTCGCGCTTGTTGGCGTGGCCGTTTATGCCGTGACCATTAAGACGCGGCTTGATTACCTCGAGAAGGACCACGATAGGCAGATTCATGCGCTGTGGGAACACGTTAACCGACTGATTGCTGAGAAATCCGGTGAATGAAGCAAAGAAGCTTTGCAAGGATGTATTGATCAAGCCCTTTGAAGGGCTAGCAAAGCGTTTGCCTGACGGACGAGTAACAGCTTATCCTGACCCCGGAACCCGTGGTCACCCTTGGACAATCGGCTGGGGTGCAACCGGCCCTGATATTAACCCCGGCACGGTATGGACAATTGAGCAGTGTGAGGATGCACTGGATCACCACGTTGAATACTTTCTCAGGGGTTTGTTTAAACTTTCCCCAAAGATTCAAACCGCACTACCCCGACGCATTGCCGCTGTGACTAGCTGGGTCTACAATTGTGGCCTAGGGAACTACCGAGTTTCTACGTTCAAGAAGCGGATAGATGCGGGGGATTGGGATGATGCAGCCGACCAATGTATGCTGTGGAATAAAGCCGCTGGAAGAGTCCTGCCGGGGCTTACCCGCCGCCGAGCGGCAGAAGCTGCACTGATGAGGTGAGCCGTGCCATTAGTCAAGACACTGTACAAGTCAGGCGTAAACAAAGAAAATACTCGTTATACTTCTGAGAACGGATGGTATGTCTCAGAGAAAGTTCGTTTCCGCCAAGGTACGCCTGAAAAGATTGGTGGTTGGGTAAGAATATCGCAAGCGGTTTTTCTTGGTATTTGCCGTTCTCTTTGGAACTGGGTAACTTTAGGTAACGCAAATCTATTAGGCGTTGGCACCAACCTTAAGTATTACATTGAGCAGGGTGGTGCTTACTCAGATATTACGCCTATCAGGAAAACACAGTCTGTCACATTTGCTGCGGTTACTGTGTCACCTTTCTCCTCTACCATCACAGTCACATCTGCTAATCATGGCGCAATCACTGGAGATTTTGTCACCTTTTCTGGCGCTGTAAGTCTTGGTGGAAATATTACTGCGGCTGTTTTAAATCAAGAATATCAAATCACATCAGTACCGACCTCAAGCACATTCACGTTTACAGCGAAAAATGCCAGTACGGGTGCGACAGTTACATCAAACGCGTCAGATGTTGGTAACGGAGGCGCATCTTCGGTTGGTGCTTTCCAAGTTAATACGGGTCCAGGTGTTGCTCAGGTTCCGCTGATTGGATGGGGAGGTGGCGCATGGGGTGGTGGATCATGGGGTGTTACACCTACAGTCACTGATCCGTTACGGATATGGAATGCGAATAACTGGGGTGAAGATTTAGTCTTCGGGCCAAGAGCTGCTGGTCTTTACTATTGGGATGCCACAGGTGGTTTGTCCTCAAGAGGCGTTGCTTTAAACAGCCTTGGGGGTACTGTAACTATTACGATTGCATCACCTGGGGTGGTCACATTCACCGTGTCCCTGGTAGAAGGTACAGCCGTATCGTTTACAACAACAGGTGCTTTGCCAACCGGTTTATCGGCAGGTACAACGTACTACTTGAGGAATGTATCCGGATTGACGGCAAACCTATCTGCCACACCAACCGGTTCAGTAATAACAACAAGCGGCACACAATCAGGTGTGCATTCGATGATTCTGGAAGATGTTCCAGATATTCAATACTCTTTGATTGTGTCGGATGCGTATCGATATTTATTAGTCTTTGGGTGCAACCCAATAGACTCTGCTGTTGCAGACCCAATGCTTATAAGATGGTGTAGCCAAGAGTCATTGGTAGATTGGAGTCCAGCGGCAACCAACACGGCTGGGTCATTAAGATTGTCTCGTGGATCTCAAATCATTACGGTCCAACAACAAAGACAAGAAATACTTGCATGGACTGATTCGGCTTTATTCTCTATTCAATTTCTTGGCGCACCTTTGGTATGGGGTTCGCAGATCCTTGCTGACAATATTTCTATCGCTGGGCCGAACGCTGTTGCAGTGGCTTCAAGTAAAACCTATTGGATGGGTATAGATAAGTTTTACATCTACGATGGGGTCGTAAAAACACTGAACTGTGACCTACGCAGATATATCTTTAATGATATAAATCTGTATCAAAACTTCCAAATATTCGCCGGTACAAACGAAGGCTTCAACGAGATTTGGTGGTTCTATTGTTCAGAGAGTTCGTCCACTATAGACCGTTATGTCGTATTTAACTACGCTGAGAATAATGGTCAAGGCGTCTGGTACTACGGCACGATGGCACGAACTGCTTGGAGTGATTCAGGTCTGAGACAGTACCCTCAAGCAGCCACATACAGTAACAACATCGTAGACCATGAACGTGGCGTTGACGACAATGTATCGGGTACGCCTGCGGCTATCAACGCGTATATTGAATCAGCAGAGTTTGATATCCAAGATGGTCATAATCTTGGATATGTTTATAGAGTCCTACCAGATATTACGTTTGATGGGTCAGAGACAAGTTCGCCCGCTGTCACTATGACGCTGATCCCTATGATGAACTCAGGATCTGGATACAACAATCCTCAGTCTAATAGCGGCTCATCTTCAGCTTCAGTAGTGCGTACATCAACCACTACGATTGAGCAGTTCACAGGCCAGGTTTATGTCCGTGTGCGTGGACGTCAAATGATCTTTAAGGTTGAGTCCAATCAGTTAGGTTGTACATGGCAGTTAGGTGCGCCAAGGATAGACATTAGACAAGATGGTCGGGCTACAGGTCAAGGCGCATGACACTACGTTTAGACAGTCCCGCTGCACCTAATTTACCTCAAGGTGCAGAAAGTTATTCTAAGGTTTATCAAGACCAGTTGAATAATGTATTGAGACTTTACTTTAATAGGCTTGAGAATATAACAAGAAGCTTGCTTGGGCCAGACGGCGGTCGGTTTATGAGTAATCCGTTTGGTGCTTGGTCAAGCGATACGGATCAGGTTGCGGTTAGTACAACGGCAGCGTACGCAATTACTTATGATGTCACTGATATAGCCGATAGTGTTTATTTGCAAGGCAATTCTAAACTGACGGTTACTTATCCAGGCGTTTACAACTTACAATTCAGTATTCAATTTGCCAATACCTCAGTTCAAATTCATGATGTTGATGTTTGGGCTGCGGTTAATGGCATCAATCTTGATAATAGCAATTCAAAGTTTTCGGTTCCTAACAGTCATGGTGGTATAGACGGGCATCTTATTGCAGCGTTAAATTTGTTTTTGACTATGCAAGCGGGGGACTACGTAGAACTTTATTGGCATACTGACAACACTAATGTGTTGATTGAACACCTTCCTGCTGCGTCTTCACCAACTCGCCCAGCCACGCCTTCTGTTATAGCAACGATGGTTTTTGTTTCATCAATACCGGCATAAATTATGGCGCTTAACTTACCCGGAGATTGGAGTACATATAGTGGTGAAGAAAAAGTTAATTTCTTCAACACGATGGGTGTTACGCCGTCGCAACTTATAAGTGCAGGAGTACCTCAATCAGACATTAACTGGATGTATGAGTTTGGTGGGTATAACGTTTATGACCCAGAAACCGAAGCAGTTACAGGTGTAAAGCCTCGGCAAGGTATTGAAACATTATTAACAACTTCTGCACCGGTCATCACAACCGTTGCGCCAGTCATTACAACCGCAGCACCAGTTTATGTAGAACCCGTCTATACGTACAACCCTTGGCAAGAAAGCGAACAAGGTGGTTATGTAGAACCAACAACTATTGCCCCTGTTGTCACAACTTTAGCACCTATTGTTACAACCCCTGCACCAACAACTGCAACACCTACCACATTAGCACCGACTACAACGTTTACACCGACAGCCACGGTTACAACTCAAGCCCCATCAATAACTACAACCGCTGCACCTGTTGCTACAACACTTCCACCGGTTACAACTAATGCACCGGTGACAACATCTTCGCCTGTTGTCTATGAAGAAACTACAACATCAAGCACACAGCCGGAAACTACAACTGTAATTCCATCCTATGGAACTGGTCCTTCAGTTACGGGTGTAACGCTTGATCAAAATCTTGTCAAACCTGTAGAAACAACTTATCGCGGCGTTCAAATACCAACGTTTACAGACCGTACCGTGTATACAGGTGGTGGTGAAAATGCGGGTATTTTTCAATCTGCCGCAGAACAATTGACAGCTTGGAAAAGTGAGCAAGATCGTCGAGCATCATTAACGCCAGCACAACGTGCAATCGAAGATGCTAGGTATGTTGTTCAAGGAGAAGGATCTAATACTGAAGCATTTAATCCTGTAACTCTTAATGGTCAAGAATGGACTGTAACGCCAGGTGGTGATTCACTTGTCAAGCTTTCACAAGATCAATCCGGTCTTGGGGAAAAACAATACCGATATGAACTTTTGAATCCTGCTACAGGACAGGTAACGCAACAAATTGGGGTTGAAGGTCCAGGTCTGTTAAGAAGTTTTTTAACAAATCCTGTAACCGGAATGATTTTAGGATTAGCGCTTCCTGGTGTTGGTCAAGCTATTGGTTCTGCATTAGGCGCAACTGGAGCAGCGGCAGGTGCTTTAGGTTCAGGTGTATTGAATTTTGGTTTACAAGTTGCAACTGGTAAAGATCCTGTTGATGCTTTAAAAGGTGCGGTACTAAGTGCTGGCGCTGGCTTTGTAGGATCTCAAGTAGCTTCTATGTTGCCTAACGAATTAGCTGGAGCTGGTAAAAACGCTGTCACCCAACTTGTAACAACAGGAAAACTAGACCCAACAGTTTTAGCAACAAGAGTCGGAATGCAAACTGCAACCGATGCGTTAGCCGCTGAAACAGGAATGGATAAAGCTACGGCAAGTCGTCTTGTCAAAGCTGGCGTGACCGCAATAAGTGGA